CAAGAAGGGCATTCGCGACGGCTCCGAGAAGGCTGACATGGCCGGCTACGGGGAAGGCACGAAGTTCGCGTCCCTGACAACCAAGATGAAGCCCGGCACCGTCCTGCTCGACGGCTCGGACGGTTCGGCTGAAGACTTCTACCCCGGTTGCTGGTGCCGTGCTACTGTGACGGTGTACAGTTACGACAACAAGGGCAAGGGCGTCGCTGTCGGACTGATGAACATCCAGAAGATCAAGGACGGCGAGCGGCTTGACAGCCGCACCGACGCGTCGGCGGACTTCGAGGGTGACGAGGTTGACTCGGCATGGCTCGAAGACGGCGAAGACGACTCGCTGCTCGACGACTAGCAAGGTCGCGCTACTCGGTCTGGTTACAAGGACAGAGCGCGTCAAACTACGAGGGGCCCTTCGGGGCCCCTTTTCTTTTCGCCCGCTAGTTTCTTTTCAGCTCCAGGCGGCGTATGCTGGTCTCACAAGATTGAACGGCGGAGTGGGGTAAGAACCCCGGAACACAGACCCCCGAAGGTCGCAAGACTGGAAATGAGGGGATAGAGCTAGGAGTAGGGCGGACCCGGGGAAGCGTCGGGTAGTCCGTTGATGCCGAAGCGAAGAACTGCCTCTGTGTGCTCCAAAGATTGGAAAGGCCCGGGTTGAGCATAAAGCTCCCCGGGCCTTTTCCTGTTTGTACAGTGAGAGGTCAGTACCAGCGACCGCCACGTGCGCGACGACCGCGACGCGTTGCCTTCTCTGCTATGATAAGCAGAGCGAGTGGCGCAAAGGCCACAATCAAAAAGAGTCTGAGCATGGATTACTGGTCCAACGGCTTGGCAAGCAAAGCCGCAACGCGAGCCTTTGAAGCTTCCATACGCTCGACGGCGGCGTCGGACCGGTCCGTCGCGCCTTCAAACTTGGACGACTGGTCGGCGATGAAGAGGTACGCAGTGGCGGCGAAAAGCCCACACAGTATACCAAGTGAGATGACGTTACGCATTAGGCAGCTTCCTTCTGTTCGACGCGGGCATTGAGTTCCGCGACCATGTCTTGAAAGGCGGCGAAGAGACAGTTGACTGCCTCGTCGGTGGTGAGGGGCTTTGTGGAGGTGACTTCCTCAAAGACGTCGCCCCAAGTGAGTTCACGCTGTGCCATGGTGGTCTCCGTTGCTGATAGAAACAGTATGGGCTCAAAAGACCAACATCTAGTAGATGAGGGTCCACTTTGTGTGGTCCATCTCGATGTCTTTCTTGTAGTGCTGATAATCGCACTCACTCAACTGGTCGCCAATCGCGTTGGCGGCAAAACCGGTCCACAGTTTGAGCGAACGGTCGTACCAGCGGATGACTTGGGTCGGCGTGCGGTCCATCTCCACGTCCGTGGAGAGGAGGCGGTAGGTGCGGCCTTGGTCGGTCATCGGTGGTCTCCGTCGTTGATGAGATAAACATACGCTGGGACCCCTCGGTTGTACACCGGGGGCCCACTCATTTTCCAACGTTTCTCGATGACGTATTGCTACAGGTCCCACCCCGCCTTGATGCCGTCGTCCGTTGCGTACCAGTCAGTATCGCGAGCTCCGCGAGCAGACTCGCCGCTGTTGCAGATCAGACCTTTTGCTTCAAGTTGGGACATCACACCACCAACTTCCTGCTTGGTCCAGCCAAGGTCCTTGCAAAGGTCGGAAGCAGACATCCAAGTCATGTTGTCGTCAAGCAGGTCTTGCATCGACTTGGAGCCGTTGCAGTCGACGCCTGCAACGATGAAGGCCTTGAGGACAACAGTCTCTTTGAGGGTCAAGGTGGTCATGGGGTGGTCTCCGTTGCTGATGAAGAAAGCATACGCTGGAACGCTGGGCGCGTATATAGGAGAGTGGGCCCAGGCTCATGACGTATTGCTACGGCCCCGTAGCTATTCGTCATCAGCCCGGCGCAGTTTTTCCTTGTCGCGCTGGCTCCCTTTATGTGCGGCGCAGCGTATGGTCTCTTCATCAGCAACGGAGACATTCCCATGAAGATCAGCGACCTCGTTATCGACCTCCTGACCCACAATCCCGATTGGGACAATGAGCAGGTGGCCGCGGAAGTACAGAAGCGCGTGCCGGGCGCCACAACGTCGGCGGCAAGCGTCTCGAGCATCAAGAGCAACGCCAAGAAGCTCGGTCTGTTGAAGACCACGGAGCGCGCAGTCGCCACGGTGACTGAGGCATTCGTCGAGCTACCCCAAGAGACTTTCGAGCAGCGTAGCGCGCGCATCCGCAACCGCTACAACACTCTCGAGCGCATGGCCCATCGCGTTGCGAGCGGCGGCATTCCTGCTCTTATCGTGTCGGGACCTCCGGGCCTCGGCAAGTCTCACACCATTGAGACTGTGATGAAGGAGCGCTCCTTGATGGACGCCTCCACCCTCACCGCTGAGGACATCGCACAATACAGTGATGCGGACCAACCCATGTTTGACTCCATCAGCGGAGCGATCACGGCGCCGGGCCTCATTATCTCGCTGTGGAACATGCGCAAGAAGGGATGCGTCCTTCTGCTTGACGACACGGACGACGTCTTCCGCGACGAGACCTGCCTCAACATTCTCAAGGCAGTGTTGGACAGCAGTGAGAAGCGCCGCGTCTCGTACCGCAAGCGCGCCTCGTGGATGGATGAGATGGGCATTCCCACCTCCTTCGAGTTTGAAGGCACGGTGGTCTTCTGCACCAACATCGACTTCGAGCTCGCCATCCGCAAGGGCAGCAGCATGGGTCCCCACTTCCAAGCGCTGATTGACCGCTCCCTCTACCTTGGTCTCGGCATGCGCTGCGTCGACGACTACATCGCTCGCATCCGCCACGTCGCTCTCGAAGATGGCATGCTCACGAAGGGCGGTCTCACTCAAGCCCAAGCGGAAGAGATTGTGGACTTCGTCACGGACAACGCTGACCGCTTCTACGGTCTCTCGCTGCGTCTGATCCACCAAATCGCCATCTGCTTCAAGGCAGACCACGCGAACTGGAATGAAGACGTCGAGTGCACGAAGATGCGGACCCTCTAAGGTCCCATCACCATTGAATGAGGGGGAGGCGGCTCGCAAGAGTCGCCTCCTCGCGCATTGTAGGCCAAAGGCAACAAACTGAGGAGACAGTTATGGGCGTACCTAGTTGGAGAAAAGACAAGACCCCGCAGTCCACCCTTGCGGAGATTGTGGACATGGAAGGCGAGACCATCTCGCTCCTGAAGTTCGAGGGCAAGCGACGCAGCGGCAAGACCTACAGTGTCGAGGCTTTTGTGGTCAAGGATGGGTCCAAGAACTTCGGGCGCAGCGGCACGTACTACGGCAACATCCATCGCCTCGATGGCAGGCCTTCCACCCGCAACTGCCACGAGTTCAAAGGTACAGACCTGCTCGAGGTCATGCTCAAGTCAATCGACGACGCAGCGGAGTACTGCCTCACCGTGTCGTCGCCATCGTATCGCGACCGCCCGCACCAATGGGATGGCGTGCACCAGGAAACCTGGACCTACGGGTCTCCCAGCGTTGAGACCAGGGTGAACCGCGTCCGCGACGAGCGGCTGGCCAAGCGCCTGGAGTTCGAGCGTACAGGAAAACCCTGGTAGCTGAATGAGGGTTTAACTGGGCAAAGCTCTCGGGTATCCTGGCTTGGCGTTCGTTGAGATCAAGCTAGGACGGCGACACCCGGGGGCAGTGCCCGGCGCCTCCACCAAGTGCCAACCGGAGACCACTGTCTCCGCAGCTGTCAGGCCGCCATGTGTCGCCTGTCTCCGGTTGGTACCTGATGGGGGCGACACAGGTTCGACCGACGTTTGACTGCAAGATGGAGAGCGTCGGTTGACCCCGCAAAAGTCGCGAACTAACTGCCAACGATAACGTTGACATGGAAGAAATGCGCCTCGCGGCGTAACCTTCCGGGGCCCGGCGACGCCTAGCAACAGAAGTCGCCACTTTATTCGGACGGCGGACGTCCTGTACGGTGAGGCACCTGGCCCACCAAAGAGCCGCAGCCAGGTCGGGCCAACTGGACCTCTTAAGGTCCCGTCCGGAAGGCCCGCTAGGTCCCGAGCCGGGGCGTTTATGAGGAGGCTCGACGACCGCCATGCTCGTCTCCGAGCTGCATCTACCTGGCGCTAGACTGGCGTCTCGGCCCCTGGCTAGTCACCAGGGTCTCATATGGTGGTGCAGCACGGAGACGAGCACATTGGCGCCGGTAACAGGTACTCCCCGCACGTCACCTAACGACATAGGCCGGGGGAGTTAAACGAGTGGATGCGGGACGGCCTGTCCGCCAATAAGGAGAGACCCATGGGCTTTGATGGACGCGGCCGAGACGCCAGCACTCTCCCCGACACCGTGATGGAAAAGCTTCCTCGGACCCACGTGCCAATGCACGCCAGGGACCTGATCCGGGCGTTCGTCAAGCGCATCCAGAACATCGATGACGAGATCGCCAAGCACAACGCCGCGAAGTCTGAGGTCTACTCCGAGGCCAAAGCGCTGGGACTCTGCAAAGCCACGCTCCGCAAGGTGGTGCAGCGAGCCAGGAAGTCCAAGGACGAAGTCGAGGAAGCCGACACACTAGTCGAGCTTTACGAGCGTTGCCTCCAGCGCGATCCACTGGACGATTGAGGGCGTCTTTCCCGTAGGCTTTCCGGCATGTTGACCTCCAAACAGGAGATCAGGCCATGGCCACAAGAGAGATACCGGACGCCGTTGACGGCTTCTTCCACAACTACCGCGACCACTCCTTCAACAAGCGCACAGTCGAGATGCTCGGCCACGCGACCAGGATCGTGGACAACATGCGGGAGCAGGGCTACAAGCTCACGCTCCGCCAGCTCTATTACCGGCTGGTGTCGGAAGGGCTGATTGCCAACAATGACCACGAGTACAAGAAGCTCGGGCGCATCGTCACCCATGCACGCGAGTCCGGCCGGATGGACTGGCTGGCCATTGAAGACCGCGGCCGTCAAGCCTACGGTCCGCAGTGCGAGGAAGACCTCGACAAGCTCGCCAAGGGCATTGCCGACCAGTTGAAGTTTGACCAGTGGATGCGCCAGGACACCTACCTGGAAGTCTGGGTCGAGAAGCAGGCGCTCGAGTCCGTCATTGCTCGGCCCTGTAACCGGCTTGACGTCATCTACATGGCCTGCAAAGGTCACCTGTCGGCGTCTGAAGCCTGGCGCGCCGGCCAGCGATACCAGCGAGCCTTGGACCGCGGCAAGAACTGCGTCCTGATCCACCTGGCCGACCACGATCCGTCCGGCATCCACATGACCGAGGACAACCGTGACCGGGTCCGCATGTTCGCGGAAGACCAGGGCATAAAGGTCGAGCGCATTGCTCTGAACATGTCGCAGGTCGAACAGTACGCTCCGCCACCGAACCCGACCAAAAAGACAGACTCCCGCACGGCGTCATACAACAAGCGCTTTGGTGGCAGCTGCTGGGAGCTCGACGCTCTCGAGCCGTCGGTGCTGGACTCCCTTATCACCGGGGCAATCAACCGCTATCGTGACGAAGACCTGTGGGCCGAAGTCCTGGAGCTCGAGGCAGAAGAAAAGCGTCCGCTGGAAGCCCTGGCCGACAACTGGAACGCGGTCAAGAAGTTCATGAAGGACTCCGAGTTCTACTGATGACCCCGGAAACGGAAAAGCGCCTGAGGGACCTCGCGGATAGTCTCCGCGGGTCCTGCCGGCTTCTCGACGACGAAGAACGGGACCTTGTAGACGAGGCTCCCGAGTTCTTTGACACGCTGGTCTTCTGTTGCGAAGAGTGCGGCTGGTGGTGTGGGGAAGACGAGTACGGCCGGAAAGACATGCACTGCGACGAGTGCTCCCCAACCGAGGACGACGGTTTCCCGGAAGACGATGACGACGCAGACTCCGACTATGACAGCGACGACGAAGATGACGAGGACGGATAACTGGGGCCATTGGTATGTGCACCTGGGGAACCTCGTCGACAAGTGGAAGGCCTATCTCCGGCTCCACCCAAACGCCCACGCTACTGCGGACTTCGAGACCAGGTCAGCCTGTGAGCTGACCGTCGTCGGTTCCTGGCTCTACTCCAAGCATCCGACAACGCAGGCCATGTGCCTGTCCTACAAGCTGCCGGGCGAGACCTTTGTCCGTCGCTGGCATCGCGAGCACCCTGGCATTCCGGCAACGGCGCCTCCTGAGGAGCTGTTCGCCTTCATAATGGCCGGCGGCAACGTCGAAGCCCACAACGCCTTCTTTGAGCGGGTCATCTGGAAGAACGTCTGCGCCGCTCGTATGGGCTGGCCGGAAATGCCCAGTCGTCAATGGCGCTGCTCCGCCGCCAAGGCCAGCGCTTCTGCCCTGCCTCGGGACTTGGCCTTGGCCTGTAACGCCATGGGCCTGGCCATCGGGAAAGACGGCGAGGGCCGGAAGCTCATGCTCAAGATGAGCAAACCCCGTAAGCCGACCAAGAAGGAAGTCGCTGCCTGGAAGGAAGCCTGGGGCGATACCGAGATGGGTCTCGACTGGCACGAAGACCCGGACGACCTCGAGCGGCTTTGGCTGTACTGCGACCGAGACGTGCTCGCCGAAGAGGCGTTTAGCGAAGCCGTACCTGATCTTTCCCCTGACGAACTAGCTCTCTGGCAGATAAATCAAGAGCTTAACGAGCGGGGAAGCCGGTTTGACCTGCGTTTTGCCAAGATCGCGCTGGCAGCTGCTGACAAGTGGAAAGCCGTTCTGAACCGTGAGCTCCACGCCATGACCGGCATACCCGCCGCGTCTCAGAGGGCGGTGGTCAAAGCCTGGCTCAAGGAGCACGAAGACCTCGACCTGCCCGACACCACTGGCGAAGTGGTCGACTTCTACCTGGGCCGGATCGAGATGAGCGGTCGCGCCAGGCGCGTGCTGGAGATACTCAAGCAGGTCAACCGGACGTCGATCCGGAAGTTCCAGGCCATGCTGAAGATGTGCGACCCGGACGACGAGCGGGCGCGAGACCTGCTGATGTTCCACGGCGCCAACACCGGACGCGACTCAGGCAAGGGCATCCAGGTCCACAACTTCCCACGCGGCAAGTGCGAGAACGCCTGGTCCAAGAAGGATGGCAAGCCCTACTTCGATATGGACAGGGCGGTCGAGGACGCGCTCACCGGCGACGTCGAGTGGATGGCCTCGATGGCCGGCGACGTCATGGAGATGCTGTCCAGCGCCTTGCGCGGAGCCGTGATCCCGGCAGACGGCCGAGACCTGATCGTTGCGGACTACGCCGCCATTGAAGCCAGGTGCGTACTGTGGGAAGCCAACGCCACCGAGGCGCTGCTGATCTTCCTCCGCACCGACACAGACATCTACTGCGACATGGCGACCGGCATCTACGGCTTCGAGGTGCGGAAGAAGGACCACCCGAACGAACGCCAGTTCGGCAAGCAGGCCGTGCTGGGTCTCGGCTACGGGATGGGCTTCATCACCTTCCTGCTCACCTGCCGAAAGTACGACATCACCTTCTCAGTCGAGCAGGTCAAGGGCATTCTCAAAGACCATTACGACAAGTACATGGACTGGGTGACCAACTACCTGTTCCCCAAGCCTGCAAAGAACCCGACGCCTGAGCAGCAGAAGAAGGACGTCGCCCGGATGCGCCAGGCGGCAAAGGTACGGTACAGGCTGATCGAGAAGCGCGAGGACCCCAAGGCGATCATCCATGAGCTCGCACTCATGAAGTACACCGTGGACGTCTACAGGTCACGCTACCCGGAAGTCAAGAAGTTCTGGAGCGACCTGGAAGAGGCCGCCATCAGCGCCGTCGAAGCTTGGGACAAGATCATTGATGCTGGCCTGGAGGACCTGCTCGAGAACAGAGCCTGGCTCGAGACACCGGCAGGTACAGCCTGGCGCGACAAGATCAAGGGCCCGGAGTTCACCGTCGGAGATACCGGCAAGATAGTCTACTATTGCGACCGTGGCTTCCTGTGCTGCCGTCTGCCGTCGGGTCGTATCCTGCGCTACAGGAACCCCGAGGTTAAGCCTGTGAAGACCGAGTGGGGTGCGGTCAAGAAGGGTCTGCGCTACTGGACAATCGTCAAGGGCAACAAGTGGGCTCGTACCCGCACGTACGGAGGCAAGCTGGCAGAGAACGTCACCCAGGCCGTTGCCCGCGACATCATGATGGACGCTGTCCGGCGAGCCAACGGAGACCAGGGGCACACAGTCGAGGGCAACATCATCACGTTGCACTGGGGCCCCAAGAGCGTCTACGACATCAACTTCTCGGTCCACGATGAATTGCTGGCCGAGGTAGACAAAGACAAGGGTTCCGTAAAGGACTTCGAGAACCTAATGTCTGAGACAGAGGAATGGGCAGACGGTTGCCCGATCCTGGCAGAGGGGAAACGTTTCCCCCGATACAGAAAGTGAGACCAGCGATGGCAAAGACGATCCAGAACCGCCGGCACATGCGCGGCTTCCTGTCCAAGAAGGCAGGCACTCCAGGCCAGCCATATCGCCGCTGCATTGACATCCAGTACACGGCTCCAAAGTCGCTGGCTCTCGATGACGGCCGCCTGATCCACCCGGACTCCGGCGAGCGCAGCCGCTTCCCTTTCAACATGAACTACCTGCACCCGACCAAAGGCCGGCGCTCGCGTCGCTGCCCGGTGCCGCGTGACCAGTCCATGAAGCCGGCGTAACGGTCATGAGCGGAGAGCACCATCTCTACCAGGTTGAAGACGGCTGGTGCGAGCTGGGCGATGGTACGGCCTTCTACTTCGGGGCCGAGCCGAACGTCCTGGCTGAGTCCATTGAGCCGTGGTCTATTGCCATGGCGCTCTCCAAGCTCTGCCGCTACAATGGCCACACCCGGCGGTTCTACTCGGTCGCCGAGCATACTATCCTGATGGCCGACTACGTCGAGAAGGTCCTGAAGCTCGGGCCGCGCGAGTGCCTCACGGCTCTCCACCACGACGACAGCGAGGGCCTGGTGCTTGGAGACCTGCCAAGGCCAGTTAAGGTCAAGATGCCCCAGTTCAAGGCCCTCGAAGACCGGCACGACAAGGCCATCTCGATCAGGTTCAACACAATCTACCCGCTGCCGCCGTTTGTCAAGGACCTTGACGCCCGCATTCTGAACGACGAACGCCGGGCAGTCATGCGCAAGTCGCCTCACACCTGGGGCGTCGATGACCTGGAGCCAATGGGCGTGAAGTTCTGGGCGATCCGTGGCCGGTTCTGCAGGCTGGTTGCTCACGAGTGGCTCAAGCGCCATGAGCGCTGGACACGGATGATGGAGTCTGAGAAGACGCCGGAGCTGCCTGTGTTGGTCGCCAACCTGGACTCCTATCGGGGCGTCTGATGTGGCCCAGTACACCCACGAGATCATCGGAGCGTCGTTCAAGACGTCGCCGTTCATTCACCAGCTTAAGGAGCTGGAGCACCACGGTCTTGTGGCTGCTCGTGCTCTCTTCTGGCAGATGCGAACCGGCAAGTCCAAAACCATCGTGGACACGGCCTGCCTGGCGTTCACGCTTGGGACCATCGACACTGTACTGGTCTTTGCACCAAACGGCGTGCATGAGAATTGGGTTCAAAGGGAGCTCCCACTCCACCATTGGGACAACGTAGACCGGACCGCCTACTTCTGGCGTACGGACCAGCGAGACGACCCCGAGTTTGTCGAGGCCTTCAACGCTGCTATGGAGACCAAGAAGAAGCTCTCCTGGTTTGCGTTCTCTTCCGCCGTCATGACACGTGACGACGTCCGCAAGCTGGTCAAAAAGGTTGTTCGCAAGCGCCGCTGCATGGTGGTGTTCGACGAGTCGCATGACTGGCGCTCTCCAGGCTCCAAGCGTACCAAGATGGCCAGGGCTCTTACCCTGCACTGTCCGATGCGTCGCATCCTGACCGGCACCTCCGCGGACAACTCGCCTCTGCATCTCTTCACCCAGTACGAGCTGCTGGGCTCTGACTCGCTTGGTTTCAGCACCTTTGAGGACTTCGAGAACAGGTACGCCGAGTACGAGATCAAGAAGACCTTCCACGAGAAGCAGTACCCCAAGCTAAAGGACTACAAGAACCTTGACGAGCTCCGGGCCAAGATCGCGCCACTGACGTCTGTCGTGCTCCGGACAGACTGCCACGACCTTCCGGCGCTTGTGCCTGATCGTCGCACGATCGAGCTCACCGAGGAGCAGAAACGCGTCTATCGTGAGCTGCAACACCAGTACCGGCTCGAGCTCGAACAGCATGGCCAGGTCTCGGTCGGCGAGAAGACGCAGAAAATGGTCAAGCTCCAGCAGGTCGTGTCCGGGTTCTTGAAGGATGAGTATGGCAAGGTGCACTGGCTTGCTGGCGGAAACCCCAGACTAAACGTCCTGAAGCACGAGGTCCTCATGACCGCCGGACGTGTCATCGTCTGGTGCCAGTTCCACGAAGACCTGGACGCTGCAGCAGCTGGCTTGAGGGCTATCGGACGCGAGGTCCTAGAGTACCATGGCCGAACTTCCCCTAAGATGAAGGAGAAGGCGCGACGTTCGTTCGACCCGCTCTCGGGCGACGGAGACTACGGACCGGACCTGGTAGCACAGGCTCAGTCCGGAGGCGCTGGACTCGCTCTGGGGGCAGACAGGATTATCTGGTACTCGCACACCTTCTCCGCGATTACCAGAAGCCAGGCCGACGAACGGGCTACGATCATGGGCGGAAAGAATATCCGCGTCACTGACTTCGTGGCCCCTGGAATTGACCCGTATATCCTGGACCATGTGAAGAAGAACGTGACCATCGCAGACGCCCTCACAAGACAGGGACTGCGGGAAGTCCTTGATAGGGTGAGCATATGACCTCGCGGGTATTCATTGTCCAGCGTCCGGCCCAGTACGACAAGACCAAGGGCGGTTGGATCAACAAGTATGACCTGAGCCCAGCGTCCGAGCACGGCGAGCTGGTCTTCCTGCTCCGCCCTGGCAATATCTTCAAGGCCAAGCTGGCCGACGCGCTGGAACGCCTGGAGCGCGAGCTCAAGGACTTCTCAAGCAACGACCACCTCCTGGCTGTTGGCGATCCGGTCGCCATTGCCGCCGCGGTTATGGTGGCGTCCAGGGCTTCTGGCGGCACGGTCTCGCTCCTCAAGTTTGACCGGATGACTGGCCGGTACGACCCGTACGTCATTTCCCTAAACAATGGTTGACGGGACCCAAACTCCCCGGCATCCTGCCTGGGTCGCGTGCCCAGACATGGCCGCGAAGTCCCGGGCCTAAGAGCTCACACAAGAAAGAGAGACATCCCATGTCGAAAGACGCTGCTGCCGCCAAACCGGCGAAAGAACCCAAGGGCCCCACCGTCGGCGACGTCGCCATCGAGGCCATCCGCGCCGGCAAGACCAACGAGGAAGCCCTCGCCGCGGTCAAGGCCAAGTTCCCGGAAGCGAAGACTTCCATGCCGTCCATCAACTGGTACCGGAACAAGCTCCGCTCGGAAGGCGAGAAGGTTCCGACGGCGCGCGAGCTGAAGAAAGCCGCGAAAGAAAAAGCCGACCCGCTGGCCTAGGCCCGGTTCGCAACCCCTCCGGGGCGTGCTATCATGAAGGGGACCGGGCATTCCGCTCGGTCCCCTTTTTGCTTACGGAGACAGACAGATGAACGCTCTACAACGGCCCGAGGTCTTTGACCAGATCGGGGAAGGACTTGACTACCGACGCATTTACTGGCTCAACGGCCCGAACGTCAAGGGCAACGATAACAAGTGGGCCGTGAAAGACCCGCCGACCGCTGGCTGGCAGTCAGCTATCGTGATACGGGGTGAGAAGCGGTCAACAATCTTCTGCCCGTTCTCGCTCAACAGCTGGGTGGTGCCGAACCACTGCGCCGAGTTGACGCTGGCCAAGCACCAGCCGTTCGACGCCGAATGGTTCGCTAAGGCCATCCCGCGCATCTGGGCGGAAAACCAGAAGTTCGGCTACCAGAAGGACTACGACACCTGCGCCATGATCCTCAAGCGCATGGGTCTTCCTGTGCCTGAACAGGTCATGCGCGACGGCGAAGTGGACAACCGGGTCAAAGGCGGCAAGACAGTTGCCAAGAAGCTGGAAAAGCCCGTCAAGCTCAAGGGCAAGCGCGGACAGTTCCTGCTCTGGTTTCTGGAAGGCGGCGGCACTCGGTCCGTTCGCGAAGCCATGGCCGAGCACGGCATGTCCCGATCCAACGCACTGAGCTACCTCTACATGCTCCAGAAAGACCACGGCATCGGATACGAGCTGGTCGGCGACATGGCTCACATCAAAATGCCGGAAGGCGTCAGCAATCCGTTCGACGAACCATGGGGCGCTGAGCAAGAACCGGCCAAGGCCGAAGCTGAGGGAGTGTCCGATGACTTCCTCGACACCTGAGCGCATCATCCACCCAGTCCAACGCCTGATGGAACGCTACCGTTTGTCGTTGGAAGAAGCCAAAGCCACGCATGTTCGCCATCACGGGGTTCTGCGGACAATGTCAGCAAAGGGCCGGTTTTTCCACTCCGGCGGCATTGTGCCAATAGAAGACGGAGACACCATCTTCTATGCGGCCGTTGTTCGGCGTGAGAACGGTGAGGTCTTCATAGCCACCTACTACTCCAAGGCTATGTACGACAGCATGGTGCAGGGCCACAAGGCGGCGTCGCCATCTCGGCAGACTTTCGAGGTATACCGGGAAGGCGAGAAGTGCAAGATGAAAGGCATAAACACGGGTAAGCCGAAAGCGCGAGCCCGGCGTCAGCGCATTACATCTGCTGGCTTCATCGCCAGGTACTGCCGAGGCGAGTTCGAATAACCCCGCCCTCGTTTCCCATTTGCTTGTTTACTCCCAGTTGGGGAGTCTGGTAATTCTCTTCCACAGTCACAGACAGGATGAGACATGGACCGGACTCCCCCACAACCTATCACCCGTGGCCTTGAGCAGGTCAAGCGCTTCCAGCAGGAAATTCTCGACTTCCCCATCCCGCCGGTTCCGACGCGTCTTCATCCGACCCGGAAGAAGTTCGCCGTCAGCGCCATCGGCGAAGAGCTGATTGAGTTCGAGCAGGCCGAGACCCTGGCCGACGAAGCAGACGCCCTTCTGGACATGTGTTACTTTGCCTACGGCCGTCTTGTCGAGATGGGCCTTATGCCGTCGGTACTGGTCGACGAAGTTCATCGGGCCAACATGGCGAAGAAGCGCGGCGACCTGAAGAAGGCGCGCTCCGAGTTCAGCGGCGGCTATGACGCGGTCAAGCCTCCAGGCTGGACGCCTCCTGACCTCGAGCCCTACTTCATGACCCAGGACCAGATCGAGCAGGCTGCAAGTCTGATCCTGCATGGTCTTGCTGTGGATCATTCCATGGGTCATCACGGCATGTCCACCGACTGGACTCCGCCGGCTCCGCGTGTGGACACAAACAACACCCGCGAGTATAACCGCCCTCCCAAGATCATCGTGATCGGCCACGCCCGTCACGGCAAGGACACCGTGGCGGAGAAACTGTCCGACATCTACGGCCTGCCATTCACCTCGTCTTCCATCTTCTGCGCCGACAAGGTCATCCTCCCGCTGACCCAGGACGAAGACAAGCGGATGGCGTTCAGCCACCGGCTTCTCCAGCGCCTTGACTCAAAGCTCCCTGCCGAGCTGGCGCACTCGATCAGCGACCGGCTCGCCGATGTGCATGGCCAGTACGCCGACCGCGAGACCTGCTACGCCGACCGTCACCGAGACGACCTGATGCGCGCAACCTGGTACGAGGCGATCCGAGACTTCAACCGGCTCGACCAGGCAGCGCTTGCCCGGGCTATCTTCCAGGAGAATGACGTCTACTGCGGCTTGCGTTCCAAGCAAGAGCTGCGGGCGGCAATCAACTCCGGAACGGCCGACCTGGTTGTGTGGGTGGATGCGCTTGACCGCATGCCTCCCGAGCCGGCGACGTCCATCACTGTCACCGAGGCGATGGCTCACTTCACCATCGACAACAACGGGTCCCTGGCGGACCTTGACCGGAACATCCGCGAGCTCTTCAACACTCTCGGCTTCAAGGCGGTGCGCTGATGAAAGAGCAGACCTTCCATCAGGCCTATCGCTCGCTCCTCACTGAGCTGTTCCACCACGGCGTCGAAGAGCTGAACCAGCGAACAAACACCAAGATCAAGATGCTCCGGGGCGGCCACAGCTTCAAGCTGGACCTGTCCGACTGTCGCGTCCCTGTAGCGGGCAACCGTCGCTACTGGCCCCACGTTGCAGCCGCCGAGGTGGCCTGGCAGTTCATGGGCACGAAGGACCCGACCTTCATCCTGGCCAAGGCCCCAAAGCTGTGGTCCAAGTTCGTGGAAGACGGCGAGCTCAAGACCGCCTACGGTTACAGGTGGCGCGAGGCCTTTGGGCGCGACCAGCTCGACCTGGCCATGAAGGCTTTGACCGATGACCCGTCGAACCGGCAGGTATGGCTCCAGGCCTGGGACCCTCGCTCCGCCGGTCTTGGCCAGCCCGGACAGCCGAAGAACATCCCGTGCCCGATCGGCTTCACGCTGAGCCGCGATGGCTCGTCGCTTCACATGTCGCTGTTCATCCGGTCTTCGGACGTCTTTGTCGGACTGCCTTACGACGTGATGGCCTACGCGCTCACACTCGACGCCATCTGCGCCTCGATGAACCTGAAGCCCGGAACCCTGCACGTCACCCTGGCGCATCCTCACATCTACCAGCCTCACTGGCCGGCTATGGCAGCATGCCTCCATGAAGACGCCTGGCGCCAGTTGCCCGCAAACCGCGAACAGGGCTACAAGGCCCAGGCAATGGGCGACCGGTCCAATTGGTCTGACGACGTCGAGCCTGCCATGCCGGGGCTGACGATCCAGCACATTCTGTCGGCGCCGGACCAGTATGTTGAGCACGTCAAGCTCCTGTCCAACCGGGTCGGCCACAACCCCTGGAACCCTGCGCCCGAGGTGATCGAATGAGCGGCCTGTCCAAGTGGGACCACCGGTTCCTGGCCATTGCGAACGACGTTTCCTTCTGGTCCAAGGACCCGGCGGGCGGCGTTGGCTGTGTGCTCGTCTCTCCTGACAAGCGCCAGGTGTCCTGGGGCTACAACGGCTTTCCTGCCGGGATACCCGACAACTATGAGGGCCTCAACCGGGAAGCCAAGAACCGGCTGACGCTCCACGCCGAGGACAACGCCCTGGCAAACGCTCCGTGCTCGGTTCACGGCTGGACCCTGTACACAACCAAGGCGCCTTGCTTCGAATGTTCCAAGCGGATCATTCAGAACCGGATCGCCCTGGTAGTACGTCCGCCGATCACGGACCTGAGCACCTGGTTCCTGGACCAGCGCGAAGGCGCTGCGCTTCTGACGCAGGCTGGCGTTCGGCAACTGGTCGACGGTAAGGACCAATGAGCGCGAGCCCGAAGGTTCCGGAGTCCAGTCTGTGGGACTGGCTAAAGAAGGCCAATCTAACCTTCCGCGAACTCCTGCATATGACCAGGATCGAGAACACCGCAGGCGACGGCGCCTCAGACGTCGAAGGTGTACTGGACGGCGGACCGTTCTACATCGAGCTCAAGTCGGCTGCTCGGCCAGTCCGACCTGGCACTCCGATCAAGGTGCGCTTCGAACCGTCGCAGCCTGGATGGCACGAGGCTCGGCGCAAAGCCGGTCGGATGACTTTCATCCTGCTCCCGGTCGGAGCGCAGCATCAGGCTCGCCGCTATCTGGTCGAGAGCACGCACATTCCGGCCATGGCCGAAGGTGTGACGGAGCAATGGCTCAACGAGCACGCCGTCATCGGTGCGCTCTCAAGTCGTGAGGAAATACTGGTCAGGGCTTCAAGAAGTCTCTACGCGCCCTAGTACACCAGCGCGGGGTCAGCAAAAGGCTTCGTTCGCGCCAAGTTCCAGGCAGCATTCCAGATGGGAACCCACGTGTCCTGCGGAAGAGCCTCGTCATCCCACATGAGCAACTGGTCTTCGTGGCAGCGGAAGACTTGGCAGATGGCGTCTTGCATCAGCATGTTGGCGTCTGAGAAGTCATGGGTTGCGCACACGCCGGGGTCGTAGGCGCGGTTCCGCTTGTCAATTTCCTTGACGTAGTCGGCCAGTTCTGTCCTAACGATGTAGCGGAAATGGTTGGCGGCTTCTGCAATCATGTCCATCTAGCGGTCCTCCATGTGGCCGTGCTTGGCGATGTACTCGTCGTACGCCTTCTCGTCAGCTTCGCGCTGGGCCCGATAGGCGGGATCATTGGCCATGCGGTCAGCATGTCGCTGGTCGCGTTCGCGGTTGCGAAGGGCGGTGGCCAACTGGTTTTGTGTCAGGAACATTGCAGCACTCCTTTGGCTTTGAGGTCGGCAATGTTCTTGCGGACCTGCGCTTTTGCTTGGGCGAAAGTAAGCGGCTGGTTGACCTTCTCGCCAATGGCTTGGATCATCAGCACTGCTTCAGCCCAAGCTGGCGGAAGACCAGCGTTGGGACCGACTTTGAGCCATTTACGCGCCGGTTCGGCGTAGATGGCGGCGTGAGAGGCCTGCAGTCTCTCGAGAGACAGGTGACTGTAGCAGTTCATGACGCGTACACCTCGCCGTCGTCGAGGGCTTCGTGCTGCTCGATGTACGACCAGTAACCGTTGGCCATGTCTTCAGAAGCGTTCTTGGGCAGTTCTTCGCCTTTGCCAGCGAGGTTCCAGCCGATTTGGAATTGGTCGGTCATTGTTCAGCCCTCCGTGCGGGTGATGACGTCGTAGCCAAGCTTGACCCACATTTTGCGGACCTCAATGGCGGTTTGTTCGGCGTGACGGCCAGACACGCGAAGCTCGCTGACAATGAGCTTGGCCTTGTCGTTGGTAAGGGCGGTTACGTAGAAGGTCATTGTTCAGCCTTTCAGTTTGGTGCGGATGGTGATGTCGTAGCCAAAGCGGTCTTCGTACTGCTTCTTGAGTTCTTCGGCCTGCTGGCGTGTAGCGCAAGGGATCGAGGTCTTGCGGCCCTTGCGGGTCCACTCGACCAGATGGTCTCCTTGATCTTTGAACATGCCGCGCATCAGTGTCTCCGTCGTTGATGAGATAAGCATACGCTGGGTCCCTCTCTATGTACATGCCCTCGCCAACGTTTCTTGATGCCGTATTGCTACGAACTATTTTCTCGTGGGCCCAGTTTACATTGGCCCGCAGGCATGCCATTGTCCCATCATCTATCGCAACCCATGCAAGGAGACAGTCATGGAAACCTACGCCTCGAAAAGCGGACCCGAGCTCACCGTCATCTACAACGACCTGCGCGCAAAGATTGGCGAGCCGCCCATCAAGCGCTGGGCAGGCGCCAAGTCCGAGCTGATCGCCAAGATCGAAGTGCTCGAGCTGCGGCAGAAGCCCGAAGCAACGCCGCCGGCACCGACTCCTGAAGTCGTTGCCGAGAAGCCCAAGGCAAAGCAGAAGCCCGCCGCCAAGCCGAAAAGCAGCGACGGCCGCACCATCCGCGAGACCAGTCTGGACCTGCTTGCCCACATTGACTTCTACGAGGACAAGCTTAAGCCGTCCAACGACGAGAACCGCGTCGACGCCGACCACAAGAACGCCCGCTCCGTTGGTCTCGCCTATCTCGAGATCATCCGCCGCGTGAAGGAAGAATTTCCTGACGCCGACACGCCGGTTGCGTGCCTCCGCTGGTACAGCGTCAAGGTCCGCGACTTCAAGAGCCACCCCGAGTACTCGGGTTGGAAGCTTCCGCAACGTCGCCCGCGTGCGACGCCCAAGAAGTAACGGTTCCCTTTTGCCCCCGCCCTGACTAGGGTGGGGGCATGAACATTTTTGCCACCTCTTCCTGCCCTTGGCAATCCGCCATTGACCTCGACGACGCGCGGGTCGTGAACCAGTGTCGCGAGACTGCTCAACTGTTGTGCTCGGCCATCCACCTTCGCGGTCGGTGGAACGATACCCTCATGCGTCCGACGCACCTTCATCATCCAGTCACAAAGTGGGTTGCGCTCAACGACGGCAACTTCTTCTGGACTTGGTGCCACCTGGAAGCGCTCGGCCGCGAAAAGCGCCACCGCTATCCTGACGCTGAGGACCATAAGTCCTGGACCGGTTACCGGCTTCTCACCGCCCAGTTTGGTTCGCTGAAGTACGGCAAGCCCGACAGCTTTGAGAACTGCGCCGCCAACGCATCGCTTGGTCTGGACTTCAAGCACATTCCAGACGTCCATCTGGCGTACCGCGAGTACATGAAAGCCCGCTGGGCCCTGGCCAAGCGCGAACCTCGGTGGACTAATCGACGGAGGCCTGAATGGTAGCGCGAGCCCTGACCCCAGAAGACATTGACGAGATGGAGCGCCACGGCCTCGGTTCGATGGTTCGGTTCGTGGACCAGGTGGCCTATTCTGACGAGGACTTAGTGCATTGCGACGACTGTGATTTTGTCGCCGTGACCAACGACCCAATGGACCACATGAACAGGTGCCCTGACTGTGCCCGGCAAGCCGCTGAAAGCGCTGCAGACCTGGAAGACCTTAGAAGCTGGTATAGGAGAGTAGCCCGATGATGCAAGGCACGCACTACAGAAACAGCAAGGGCGGCAACACCCTTGACAAAACCAACAATGCCCCGGCGGCGGTTCTTCCGGGGCTGTTGTATATGCTACACGAGGGAACACCGTTTATGCTGGACGGCCGGGAGCGCATGCTTCTCAAAGTCGTGAAGCAACTCCCAGAGAAGAAGTCTTCCATCGTTACGTATGAAGACCGTTGAAGGCTGAACTCGGCCAAGGCCAGTTGACTCCTTGACGGTGTTCTAGAGCGTGAGCTCTCGGCACAGTAACAGCTCACTGCAACCACCGACACCTGGAGACTACCCGATGATGACCCCCGGCCCCAAGCTGAGGTTCTCCGACCATTTGCACGGAGAGAAATACCGCCAGCCTGGAGAGAGCTTTGCTCAGGCTATGGTCCGGGTCGCCAACGCACTCAAGGACGACAACACCCACGGCGGCCAGTTCCGGGACATCCTCCTGGACATGCGCTTCATGCCGGCAGGCCGAGTGCAAGCGGCGATGGGCGCCGAGAAACAGGTCACCCCATACAACTGCTATGTCTCCGGCACCATTGAAGACAGCTTCGTCGACGGCGAGGGCTGCATTATGGATCGGGCCAAGGAGTCGGCGGCCACGATGCGCATGGGCGGTGGGATCGGCTACGACTTCTCGACGCTCAGGCCTCGCGGAGCCTTGATACGCAAGCTCCATTCGCATTCGACCGGGCCTGTGTCCTTCATGAACATCTTCGACGCGGTCTGCAAGAACGTTGCGTCGTCGGGCCATCGCCGTGGCGCTCAGATGGGCGTTCTGCGCATCGACCACCCGGACATTTTCGAGTTCATCCAGGCCAAGCAGAACGTCACAAACCTCACTGGCTTCACCCTGTCCATTGCCGTGACCGACCGGTTCATGGAGTGCCTGGCAACTGGCCGGCCGTTCGACCTGGTCTGGGGTGGGGAAGTTTATAGAACTGTGGACCCAGCCGAGCTCTGGTCCGCCGTCATGGACTCAACCTGGGACTGGGGTGAGCCTGGCGTCCTGTTCATTGACACCATCAACCGGCGCAACAATCTCTGGTACTGTGAGAACATCGCCGCGACCAATCCCTGTGGCGAGCAGCCGCTACCTGCGTTTGGCGCCTGCCTCCTCGGCTCTTTCAACCTGACCGAGTACATGCGCAAGGACCTGGTCGGCTGGTCGTTCGACTGGGACCTGTTCCGCTGGGACATCCCGGTCGTCGTCCGGGCAATGGACAACGTTGTCGACCGGGCCATCTATCCTCTTATCCGCCAGCGTGATGAAGCCTGGAACAAGCGGCGCATGGGTCTTGGGGTGACCGGCCTGACCAACGCCGCCGAGGCAATGGGAATGCTGTACGGCTCGAAGCGCTTCCTGGAGTTCGAGCAGAAAGTCCTGGAGACCTTGAGCCACCAGTCCTACCTGGCCAGCGCTGACCTGGCGGCGGACAAGGGTTCGTTCCCAATGTTCGACGAAGACAAGTTCCTGACCGGGGAGTTCGCCAGGGAATTGCCGGACGACGTGCGCGCTGCAATCGAAGCCAACGGACTTCGCAACTCTCACCTGACGTCGATCGCACCAACCGGAACCATCTCGATGTGCGCCGACAACGTGTCCAGCGGCATTGAACCGGTTTTTGCCTACGAGACCACCAGGAAAGTCCACATGCCGGAAGGCCTGATCGAGGTCGACCTGCCGGACTATGGCTGGGGAACGTTTGGCGTCAAGGGCAAGATTGCCATGGAAGTGACGGCCCAGGAGCACATTGATGTGCTGGCGGTAGCGTCCAAACTGGTCGACTCCGCAGTGTCCAAGACCTGCAACGTCGACGGACGTATGCCTCGCGACCAGTTTGCCGGACTGTACATTCAAGCGTGGGAACGCGGCGCCAAAGGTTGCACGACCTTCAACTCAGACGGCAAGCGCATGGGCATCTTGATGGCCAAACCGGCCAAGGCCGACGAGCCGGAAGTGGTCGAAGGCGCGGCTTGTGCGTTCGATCCTGCGACTGGACAGCGTGAGTGCGGCTGATCTAAAAAGCTTCGGTATCAACGAGTTAGGCGTCTCGGCACCTATAAGGCACCGAGACGCCCGCCCTGCCTGCGAAACAGCAACGGAACGCAGGCAATCAGGCCATGAGAACTACGCACCAGCCAGCTAGGCGGTCCTCTTTGGCTTTACAGTAGTGGGCATCGTGACCCATGCCAACCAGCATTCTGACCGCCGCCGCATGGTCTACGCCCTTGATCCGGCACTTCGTTGACCCTGCACCTTGCGGTTCCTGCTCCCACGGTGGCGGAAGGTCAAGACCGGTGTTGAAGGTGGCGGTCAGGTACGTAAAGCCCTCGCGTCGCGTACTGTCCACCTTAATCTCTTGACCGCCGTGTTGGCGCATAAATTTGACGATCACGTCTGTGGACAGCGTTGGGTTCTCCGCCATCCACTTGTGCGACAGTTCAATCTGCTCGCGCAGCTTTACAGCAGCCCTTGCCTTGTCTACGCTCATGCTCATTTGGCGCAAAGCTCCGTCAACTGGTCAAACCAATGACCGCCTAAGTACGCGCCGCTGGTTGCACGAGCCATGCAGGCGAACTCGTTGTCCTTGCCTTGCACACCGTTGATGCGCAGCATGAAGTTGTGTTCGAAGTGTTCCCGCTTGCGCGAGCACTTGATGTGGTCAATGATGACCATTGGCCCGCGGTTGATGTCGAGGACGACGGTGTGCGACTTCATGGGGTATCCCCAAAGCTGAAATTCTTACAATAACCGGTCACTGAGAACTCCCCAATGATGTACGGCTTTGTGGCGTCGCCACGGATGGTGTAGAGCGGAAACAGCGTTGCATAGGCGGCGCGTGTCGCCTCAGTGTTGTGGTGGACATTACGCTTGCGGGTGCGGTGCTCCACAAGCTCAGTCTCACGTAATGTCTGCCAATGTTGTTCGTTTGCCATTAGCGCACCGCCATGTTGGCTTGGTACAGTTTGAACGCCTCGTCGGCGGGCATGCCGTTGAGGAAGGTGAAGGTGGGGTACTTGGCTTTGTACGCCGCAAGCACCGCCGCCTTGTCCTTGCCCTTGGGGAAGGAAGCGCCGTAGACGTTCTTGTCGTTGGGTTTCACGTACATGACGCTGCGCGACAGTTTGGACGCAAAGTTCTTCTTGTCGCCTTGCGCAAAGACTTCAGTGTGGCACCAGCCTTCGAGCGAGGCTTTTATTTCAAGCTTTTCGCCGTTGTGTTCGTAGTAGTCAGCTTCGTGGTTGGCAGCAACCCACTCGTCAACGCGCTTGTAGGCGTCCCACGCGTTGTGGGGGTGAATTTCGTCGCAGCCACCGTGGCCGTGGTTGGAGACGTCGCAGAGCTTCTTGCCGTCGACGTAGAGGGTTGCGGTGTACGCGGGGGTCTCTTCCGAGAGGGACGCGAGGAACTTGATGTTCTTGAGTTCGAGTTTCATGGGGTAGTCTCCGTTGCTGATGAAGAAAGGATACGCTGGGTCCCCTCCGATGTAAACGCCCTTTCCAACGTTTCTTGATGACGTATTGCTACGGATTGCTACGAACAACAGAGGTATGACGCCAAGGCCGGTTATGGCACAGTTTACCCACTATTAGCATCGGAGACAGATATGCCCTTGACCAAAGCACAGCAGGCCATCGACGCCAGACGCGCCGCGGCTCTCGAGTCCTTGTCAGAAGGAACGGCCGCGACCCTGGCCCGGGCTTATGACCGAGCTCGTGCGGAAGACCGCGAGGTCATATATCAGCATGGTGACGAGCTGCACGCCAGATGCCTGAGCACGAAAGAGCGCGCAGAACGACTTCGGGAAGCCCTGCGCGCTCGTGGCGTGTTCGTCCTGGACGATGCCGAGTAGCATCGCCGAAACGGCCGGTTAAGCCCGGAACTTGTCCGCCCAGAACACCAGGAGCGCTCGCTCGCCGTTGTCGTAGGTGAGGATGTGGGTGATGCTGTGCGAGCTCGGGCCCTTCATGTACGGGAACCGGCGGGCGAAAGCACCGGCGCTGAACACGTCGTCCATGATACAGGCTATGTGGTCGTGACCCTTGTTGACCGCCCTGGCCAGCTTGGTCAAGCCGGCCGTCGAGCCTCTGGCGCCGTTCGGGGAGAGGTCCCCGTGCAGGCCGTTCTCCACACCGGCAACGACGTACGAACCGTCCTCTTCCAGGAAGGTGAAGCCAGGTAGCTCGCCCTTCTGCCGGATAGCCCACTCTGTGAGCTTGAAGTCGTTGTCTCCGCGGTCGACGGCGTCAAGCGACTGGTACAGCAGGAGCGACCAATACTTCGCGTTTATCGGGTCCTTGCGGTGGTCGGCTTCGTTGACCCAACGGTCCAGGTGCCGGCTGTGGTTATCAGGCACGCCGACCGAGACGCACCAGCTCCGGCAGATGCCGAAGAGCCGGTCGTAGGTGAGCTGGACTTCGTCCTCGACGGTCTCTTCTCCGTGGACATGCTTCTTGTAGGTGGTCAGGAAGTCCTTCATGTCGTGGTGACCACGCGAGCGCATGGAGTAGTAGTCGCCCACAAACTGATGCTTGGGCTTCAGGGTATCGAGCGCTCCGCCCGGCGCAAAGGCCAGGTCGTAGGCCCAACGCTCCTGCTCGGCCGCGTGGAAGTCGCCCCAGTAGATGCCGGCAAGAACGCCTTCTTCCTTGACCTGGACCTGACCGGCCTGGACGCGAATGCCGGAATACGGAGCCGGGCCAATGTCCAGGATAGCGTCGTCGGCGCCGATTGAGATGTGGCGCGGGTACCAGTTGCCCTGGTCATCGACCTCGACCAGGAGCAAGGAGTACGAGTGGAGGCGCTCGGCTTCTTGGCCGGCGTTCTTCTGGATGTAGTTCTTCTGGGTCAGCGTACCCGTGGAGATGTTGAACTTGACCGCCTCGTCAGGCATGGAGGCAATGGACTCCCATTGCTTCTTTGCGTGGGGGATGATGTTGGACTTCCGGCCGTTCAGGTCATGCTTGCCAGAGAGCGGCCGCTTGACAGTAGGCAAGATGTTCTTGGAGCCACACCATACCAGCGACGGAGCAATCTCAACGTCGCGGTCCACGATGTATTCAAGCGCCTGCGGATCGTACCACACTTCATCGTCCGCGTCGGAACGCTTTGCCGTGCCCATCTTAACAGAGCGTGCACCGTAAGAGCTCTTATCGTAGGTGAATGTTCCAAGGAAGAGCCGGGACTCGGACTTGGGCCGGCGCCCGAACCACTCGACGGTCGCCAGAACGTTTGGCCAGGCGGGGTGAAGGTGGGTGTTGTTCTGCAGGGAGCTGAAGAAGTAAAAGGCTCGATGGCCTTTCTTGGGGAGCGGCAGCTTGGGAATTTCCGCTGACTCGACCCGGCCGCCAACGACCTTGCCAACCTTGATGCCCAGTCTGGTCTCTGCCAGGGTGAGGCGGTCGGCGTAGGTGGATCGGGATAGGTTGAGAGCCCTTGCGGCTTCGGCCTTATTCCCGTAGTTGTCCGAATAGGCCTTGACGGCCGCCTTGAGTTGAGCGTCCGTCGGTCCCTTGGCTTTCGCCATCTGTCTCTCCTACTTGTGGATAAGTGCCTGGAAGCCGAGCCACAAGGCAGCAATTGACCCGGCGATGAAGATGCCGAGGAGCGTGAGCATACCATGCCGCTTAAGCGAGCTGGTTGTCTGCCGCCATTCCCGGAGGTGCCGGAAGTCCGCCTGCATCTCGGTCGGATTGGTGCTGTCCACACCAAGGCGCAGGAAGGCTTCAGTCACGCCCTCACTTACGATCCTCTTGAGCTCAGTCTCTGTAAGGTTCACAACCTTTTCCTCCGACACGGTCAGTCACCTTTCTCGAGTTCAGCTGCTGTCGTGTCCAGCAGAGTGTTGAGGGCGGCGAGGCGCCCTTTGCAAATCTCATGAGCCTGCGCAAGCCTGAGGGTGAAGACCCCGACGTCGCGCTGGGTGTAGTCGCCCTCGGGAACCTCGGGTCTGTCAGGGCAGGAGCGGAGTTGCTCCGGTATTCTGGGAACGATAAGGCGGTCAGCCGGGGTCGCGCAGCCCGTCAAGAGCGCGCTTGAGCACAGGAGCGACAGGGCCATCATCTTCAGGGGGCGCATCGGCAACTTCTCTTTCCACTTCCACGATACGGTCGACAGTCTTCGTCACCGTGACTATCACCTTCTCAGCCGCCTTGGTGCCCTTATCCTCGGCTTCAGCCTGCTTCCGCTCGCGTTCGAGGGTAGCCTTTGTCTCAGTCAGCTCACGCTCGACGCGGGCCTTGTCGTCTTGCAGGTCCAGCACATAGAACACCCCGAGCACCACGACAGTGACGGCGCCGATGGCTACGGCCTGCTTCCAGCCTAGCCACTTCCACGCCGCCGCCGCTCCTGCCGCTCCAATGCCGGCGATCGTCAGGTAGCTCGAGAGGTCCCAGAGCCAGTCCATTATTCAGCGGCCGCCTTCTTGCGAAGCTCTTCGATCGCGGCCTTCACTTCCTTGGGATCAACGCCGGCCGGAAGGTTGGGGCTGTTCGTGAACATCGCCAGGATGCCGAGGAGGCCAATGACGGTGGTGAACCAGAGGTCCAGGGTCGAGTCTGCCACGACGATCCCGAAGGTCGCCAGGATGGCGGCGATGCCGCGCCAGGTCGACTGCTGCTTGGCCCGCACGATTATGTACTGGGTGGCAGGATGGTCGAGCACACTCTTGGCCATGGCCTTGAGTTCGTTCCACTTGGAGACAATCCAGTCCATTACGGCTTCCTCTCGTAGGGGCTTTTCATTCCGGCCTTGAGCAGCGCGTCAAGGAAGTGCTGGTGGTAGACGGCAATGTCCGCAGCGCGGTCCGTGCCATTGATGATCTTGCGGGCGTTGCGCGGGTCATCGTCCATGGAGTTGAAGAAGCGCGCCAGCGTCTTGCCGGTGAATGTGCCCTTCATCATTCCGCCAACCAGTATCTTGGCCGCGTTGGTGAGGGCCAGGGCAAGGTCCGGGTTGCGCACCAGGTCGAGGCCAAGCTCCTGGCCCCACTCCTCGTAGTTCGTGCGCCAGGTCAGCTGCACCAGACCCCGGCCGTAGTACGCATGGCCTGTTTCCGAGTCGCTGCGCGCGTACGCACGAGCCTTGAGCTTCAGTCTGGCTTCCGCATCGGTCTTGGCGAAGGTCTCGCGAACCGGCTCCATCGTGCGTCCGGTCTCATGGTACGCCGTCGCCAGGGAGTAAGCCACCCAACGCGCATCCTGGTCTTCCGGCCAGGCGTTCAGAATAGCGGTAAGACCGTTGACCTGAGCCTGCGACAGCTTGCCGCCGAACAGGTGATCCCGCACTGCGTCATAAAAGGCTTTTGCGTTGGGAAGCAGCATTGCCGGGGGCTCCAGGATCGAGGACCCAGAGTGCCGCACGCGTTGCGATACGCAAACCTCCGGACCGAACTGGCCGACGTTACGTCACGTGCTCAGAAGAAGAACCGGCTAGAGGCATAAGCCGACGAAGCCCCGACGTGAGCCATTGCCAGGCCCATGAACAGGTAGGCCGTGCCGTTGGTTGTCGTGTACGAGATGTCAAAGCCGCCGGAAGTATAGGCTGCAATCTCCCCAGCCAGCAGGTTGTCTACCCCTGTGCTTCCGAGAGACAGAGAGCTGCCGTCGGAATTGCTGTAGTTGAGGGAGTTGGACGGGTCGACGTTGTCCTGGCTCAGGAGCACATACATCCCCGAGTCCCCGCCGCTGTAATGCGCAGCAATGTAACTGCTGGCATTGGCTGCATTGGGCCCAGAAGCAGTATTGATGGTCGTAGACCCGCCACCTGCAAGAACAAGCAACTCCGGTTGGAAGCCAAGGCCGGTTATGTTCTGGGTGCCGTTCGATGTGCGGGTCAGATAGTCGTCCAGTGAAAAGTTTATGCCCGGCGCCTTGATAGCCAGACACGACAGGATTTGACTTGCAAAGTTTGCGCTCGGCGTCACACTGTAGCCGCTGGCGTCGTAGCTCCCGATTGTCACATGACCAAAGATGGACGGAGACGTGCCACCGGTGACCGAGACACAGATGCCGTTGTCGATGACCGCATAGTTGGACCGGTTGACCGTCAGAGTTCCCGAGCCATCTCGCCGGCCAATAGCGCGCTGGGTATCGGCGCCGTCATTGAGGCCGATGCCAAAGGAGAACAGACCGAAGCCAGCGCTTGACGACGAGAGACCAGTTGCCGACCTGGCGCAATGAGCTGCAAACACAATATCCGGCTCAAAGCCCGGGCCAGTCTGGTCAAGCGCCGAGGTGCCAGTACCCAAGTTGATATTGTTGAGGTGCACCTGGCAGTCGGAACCCCCAAACACAATGAAGGTGAACTGTTGTTCGTGGCCTAGCGTAATTGGAACGTTGGACCAGTTGATGGTGATCTGGTCAGCAGCTACGGAGCTGAGGAACACTTCCCAGTCTTGGCTGAACGTACCCCCGGTGTAATACAGGCGAGCCGTTTCGTACCGGGTGTTTGAGCTCTGGACACTGTTGGCGTCCTGGATTATCATCTTGTTCATGGCATACAGAGGCGCGGCCGTTGCAAAGCCGACTACTTCCTCTGGGCCTTCCACTGAGCTATACGCGGTGCCAGCGGTGCCATTAGCCGGGTCATGCCTGTTTGTCAGCAGGATGACCGCAACAGGCGTCTCGCCTCCAAGGTCAACTGCATACGAGGCAGTCCCTTTTGTGTCCCGAAGGACCGTTACAACACCAACCTTAGCCATTACGGAAGCGATCCCAGGATGGTTACGGCAATGCCCGCAAGGCTGTCAAAGGCAGCCGGGCAAACAAACGTGAGGCGGTCCCCGGCGGCAAACGAAATGGCGCCCCCGGTTGTTGCAAAGGTTCCTGTAGCCGTGCTGACGGCAAAGGTGAGGGAGCCAATGGACGACCCGTTCTTTTCGATGTCGATCACGACCGAACCCGTCGCCGCAACAACGGCGGCGTAGGCTTGCGAGCCACCAAAGTCGTCGAGGAAGTCAACGGCCTCGGCAAAGACATGGGTCAGCTCTTTGTTCTCGTCGACTCCATCGCCGGCAAAGAACGTGGCAACCCTGTACGGACCTCCACCGGTGCCGTCTACGCCAACAGACAGGACGTCCGTCCCGTCACAGTAGACGATGGCCGCGGTTCCATCAAGCAGCACCACGTTGGCGCCACCACCACCGGTCACCTGAACCGTAAGATCGTCCCCGCAGTTGTTGGTGACGACCACCAGGCGCTTGATCGACGCCGGGAAGTTCAGGGTGCGGGCAACGCCTGGAGAGCCGGTTGCGTTGAAGCGGACATAGCCTCGATACTGTGGCGAGGTCAGTGTGACATTGCCTGCCGTCATCGAGACGTCCAGCGAACTGTTGCCGGCGTTGTCCAGAGCGGTGAGACCGTCGTTGATGGTCACCTCTTTCTGGTTCTGACTGGCCGTCACCTCGGTGATGTTCAGGTTCGGGGTAGCCATTAGACGATCTCCACAGTCCAGTCATGAGTGAAGCCGCGCCCGACAGTGGCCGACCTCTGGTAGACGCGCAGGTAGAGCGTGGTGTCGCCGTCCGTGCCGTCGGTGATCCTATTCGCGTTCGTGTAGGTGTAGTCCGTAGTCGCGTTGTTTGAAACCGTTCTTAGGACCGTCGTGAACGTCGGGTCCATGACCTCGAGGTCATACAGCTCAGACGCTTCGTTCAGCGGAACGTCGCCAGTGCCGTCAAGGAGTTCCCCGCCAATACGCGTGCGGCGCTGCCAGGCAATGTCCACATCTCCGCCGCCGGCGTCCGTGCAGGTGACGTTGGTGGGAGCATACGGCATGAGGTCCCGGCCAGTGTACTCGAAGGTCGTGACCACCGCCTGGTCGAACGTCTGGCCAAACGTCGGGGCCTTGTAGTAGAAGTCCACGTTGAGCGAGCCGTGCGCCGTGCTGAACCGGCCAAGAGACGCGTCGGTCAGCACCAGGAAAGTCTCGTTGGCGGTGTGGTTGAAGGCCATGGTGTCGGTGCCTCGACGCCCCCGGAGAAGCCCAGACAGCTCGTAGTTGCCATTGCCGATCACAGTCACCGTCTGCCATTGGACGACTTCAACCGTGCCGTCGGCCTTCAGGAGGATACCGGCGTTGGCTCCGTTGAGTACTTCCGTCTCGGTCGCCGACGCAAGGTCGTCGCCTCCAGTCACCATAGACACCTCGATGGTGTTCACGGTATCGGTGCGCCAGACACTTTCCGGGTCGCCAAGCGCCGCGGTCGTAACGCCCCAGGCAGCATCGTCCACAAGCTGGTTCATCTCAAGCCAGGCAGTGTTGTCCGACGACCGGTTGAGGAGTGCTCCAGGCCAGGCGCCTTGTCCGTAGTTGGCGCCCATCCAGTACGACCTGGAAGCCGTCGTGTTGGAGTCCGAGTCCGTAAGAAGCGGAGCATCAATCAGGAAGACGTTGGTCGGGCCAACCACAGGCAACGAGCCGGGGTTTCCGTCGGCGCCATCGGATACAGCCGTCGAAACGTACTGGCCAGCGTTCTCCTGGGTCAGGTTGCCCGACTCCAGGGAGAAGTCCGAACCAATGTCCAGGTCTCCGAAGCGGCCACGGAACGTGAACCCGGTGTCCAGCGACACAGTCACAACGTCGGCCGGCTCGAGCGCCAGACGGCCCCAGTGCAGACGGAAGGAATACTCGGAACGTTCCATCCACCGGGTAAACGCAATCTTTTCAGCCATCTGCTTGGCGGCAGTGTACTGCAATGCAGCAGCAGCGCTGATCTCTTCCTGGTCATAGCTCTGGACCGTAGACGTCGGTCCCTGGATACGTTTGAAGGTCACCGAGCCAGGGTGATAGTCGAGGTCCGCATCCATGAACCCAATGGTGACGCTGGCCGGGAGCTCAAGTTCCTGCTTGATCGTCTCTTCGTACTGCTCCGGCCGGTCGTTGGTCTTCTGGATGAACTCCGACTCCGTGATGGTAATCGACGGAGTGTCCCCACGTTCGCGATAGAATATCTTCCCATCGCGCTCGCCCGGATCAAAGAAGAACAGTTGGGACAGCGGCTCCAACGCGGCTTTTACTGCCGTGGCCGAGTCCAGAATAAACCCGTTCACCGAGCCAGTAAGGTCGGACACGTCAAAGTCCGTGCCGGCTACGAGGCCAACGCGTTCCGACAGGCTTGTGATGATAGATGCAACCGTGCAGGACACCGCGTCCCTGGGGCCAATCTGGAAGCGCAGGAAGTTGTTCCCGTTGCGCGCAAACAGGCAGTTGCTTGCATCGTCCCAGACATAAGTTCCGTCGCTGGTGACGACGTCTACCCCGAAGTCTTGCGTGCCGTCAAAGTAGGAGTCAATCTCCCCTGTGGACACATTGATCTTCAGGATATGGTCGCCGCTCGTGTTTGACACAATGGTCCACGAATCTCCGCCAACTCGGTCACCGCTATCGTAGGTTGCGTTGCCAAAGGTAGGGTCCATTGCGCTGGGGATGTCGGTCACCCAGAGAGGGTTGCCATCGCGATCCAGCTTGATGACGTGATTACCCAGGTCCGTGACGCACCAGATAAGGTAGCCTTCCGACACCGGGTCAGCAACCGCGCGCCAGCCGTCGGGGCCATACCAGATGAACGTGGTGGCTCCCGCCTTAACGTTTGCCGGAGTCAGGGTGCGAATGAGCGTACGGTTCATACCGCCCGGCCCAGGCAGTGAGCCGGTAAGACCGAACGGCCCCGGCGGTCCAGGGGTCAAGGTGCGGGTAGCTTGCAGCCGGTAGATGGTAGCTTGCGTGGTGTCGATGAAGCCATAGAAACCAAGGCCAGAGCCCGGGCGCGCAGCCGAGAACTTGATGTAGCCCCCATCCGCCAGGCCCACCAGCTCTTCGCGGAAGGTCATGGTTCCCATGGCGTGCGTGCGCCATGTGGCTGTAAACGTGGACCCAAAGCCGAAGTGATAACGGGAGACGAATATCTCGTACAGCCCGTCATCGGCCTGGAGCGACAGGACGTTGCCCGAGTACCCAACAGCCTGAGAGGTGTTGTTGTTCGAGGAGTTTGAGACCTCAATCCCACCGGACACGGGGTTCACAACGACGTCGTCGTTGCCGGAACGTCCGACCAGTTTGCCGGATACCTGGCTCACTCCGTGAAGGTCGAACAGCGGCAGCTTGCCAATGATCTCCATCGTGTTCAGCTGAACTACGTAGATGCCACTGTTGTCGTCTGTCTTGCAATAGAACCGGTTGCGCTGCCAGTCAAAAGCCCCGTCGTCCGAGGTGAAGCCCCCATACGCCGACACATCCAGAGCGGTGGTCTCAAAAAAGCTGGCGTCGTCGGCGGGGTCGGAGAAGGCAATCTCTGCCGTGAACGCCGGCGGACGGTTCCCGAAGTCCTGAAGCGGGAAGCGCTCAAGGACCAGATACACAAGCCCACGGTGCGCCGGGGCGTCGCCACGATCAAGTTCAATGGCAGCGTCAGGCAGCTGCTCTTCCGTTCCGCGGTAGAAGCGGAAGTTGAGACCTTCTTTTGTGCCTTGGCCGGTTCCGGTTTTCTGGGAGTAGATAAGCTTGCCATCTGCCCACAGTTGCATGAGCTGCTTGGCTTCGCCTTCCGCAAACGCAATGGCGCAGGTGAGGAAGTAGTTGTAGGTCGTGTTGGTGTTTGAGACCTTGCCCCCGCCCTTACCCCCGGTCCGCGTTGTCGTAGAGACCTTTTCCTCTTCGATCTCCTTGGCCCAGATGATGTTGCCCTCCAGGCGCGCCGTCCCAAACGCAATCGGGATGCCCATGCCATAGGCGCTATCGGAAAGCGTACGCGACTCTAGGCGCGGGCCTTCAGAGGAGGTCTTGATATTTGGTGCGCCCACGTGTTAGTCCTCCACGCCGGGGTACTGGAAACACGCAACGGCTTTAGGGAGCCAGAACTGCATCGGGTCTTCGACGACGGCCTTGCGCACCACGTACGCGTGCACGATATGGGCTCGACCCAGTTTCTCCGTCACGATGGACGTGTGACAGGGGTACGTGCCCTCGCGCAGCACCAGGATGTCTCCAGGCTTTGCTTCTGTGATGGGCTTCTGGATGCCACCGCCTTCTTTGAAGTAGTGCAGGAAGGCGCTTCCGTTCGGATGCCGCTGGTAGTCGGTGCGGTCGTACCCGATGAGTCCGAGATTGTTGCCAACGCAGATGACCAGGCCAGCGCAGTCTACACCATCGCGAGTGCGGCCCTGGTGGACCCACCGCGTTTTGAGGTAGGACCGTGCCTCCTCTACAATCTGCGCCCGCGTTACCATCTGTCTGCCTACTTGGAGTTGGGGTAGCGGCCAAGCCAATCACGGCCAGGCAGGTACGGCTCTCCACGGAAATTGATACCATTACCCTCGGCAAAATTGACGCTGCCGCTCAGCAACCACTTTGCCTTGCATGTTGAATATCGTTTGTCGCAGCCCGGATAAACCCTGAGCCTGTCCCCGACCTGTACGTTGAAGGCCATCGGCATAAACAGGGTGAGAGTGCTTGAAGACTGCACCCAGTCTTTGACCTCCATGGCGGCTCCGTCGTTGTCTCCGGACTCAAAGACAACGGCTCCACCGTTAAACCAATCGTCGACCGCACGGCTTTCGGTGATGGTCACTGTGAACGTCTGATTGTCCGTGACCGTGGCTACCACCGCGTGACGTGTCCACGCCTGATAGGCTTTTAGCGTCGCCGTACCGTCAACGGTTGTGTTCCCGGGCGTCTCGTCGTACGTCGGCTGAACGGAAGCATGGGTTGTGCCTGCTACCGTGCACTCGTATATGCGGTTTTCATACTGGGCTTGGTCCAGGGCGCCAGAGTCAGTGACGACCACATAGAACTCGCCCACTGTAAGAGCCAAGGCGCGAGTCAGAACCGTTGGAGCAATAGGAACTTTGCACTTAGAAGACCCAAGATCGACCCGGCATTCCGGCTGGATGCGCTCGCCTACCTTCTGAGTAAGCGCCTGCTTAAGTCCTCGAAGCTCCGCGGTAAAGCGCCCGGACGGCGACAGACGCACGTCTCCAAGGAAGCCCTTCTTGAGGATGATTGTACCCTGACTTGTGTCCTGGTGGTTCACGACCAGGATAGTCAGGCGCGCGCCATTGAACAGTCCGCCCTTCACGTCTGCCATCGGAATAGCCGCGTCAGAGAAGAAGCCAACGATGTCCAGGTTATCCGTCGAGAAGTCGGCGGAGCATTTGACCGCGGTGCGCTCAAAGCCGGAGGAGCTTATGTACAGGTCCCCACTTATGGTGAGGTCCTTATCGTGATCCGTGAAAAAGTACTCCGTGCCGTCGCGCCGGACAATGCTCCAGCACGTTGCCAGGGAGGTGCATTCCTCAAGAAGATGGGTAGCCAGGCCGGACGGAACTGTACGCATCAGACCACATCCTCGGCCCGCAGCTCAAGGATTTGCAGCGTCGGAATTGCCCCGGCGTCGAAGTGCTGCAGGGTAATATCGAAGCTGTCCCGCTCGAAACGGACCGGCACGTCGAACTCGCCGGCCCATTCGATCACATGGCCGTTGGTGCCTGGCGTCACAAATGTGACGACGCCAGTGTTGTAGTTGATTGAGTAATGGGTCGTCTCGGTCAGGAGGACGTTGTTCCGCCAGATGGACACCGTGCCTTCCACAGGCTTTGTAATGGTGCGGGTGTACGAGTAGCCATCGTCGTCTTCATACGTGGCCGTCAGCTGGAAAGTCAGGTCGGCGCCATCCGCCGTCGCAAACTGCTGGCGCGCGACTTCAAAGTCCGACCAGTCTTTGAACCGGAACCCAAAGGCCCTGCCTTTGCGGGCGTAGAAGAACTTCAGCACCCTGGTGAAGTCGACCTTGCTCTGGATGCCATAGGAGATGTCCCACGAGCCACGGGACTGTGACCAGTCCTGGTTACGCTTCTCGGAACCGGACTTCAGGGTCACCACGGTCGTCTTGAACCCGGGACCGCCTTGAGCGCCACGCTCCACATCGTCTGGGAGTCTTGCGTCGTGAAAGCTCATGGTTATCTCCTACTGTTGGCGCGGCGCAGACGGCCTTCCGCTCGAGCGTCCATCTGGCCTTTGGAGGCATTGAAGGAGTCGGCGTCGGGAGTCTGAACATTCCACGTATTGTTGATGACTGTACGCCCTTGTCCGACGTCTTCACCCCGGTTGATGGCTTCAAGCGTGCCACGGTTGGCCTTGGTGGCGGCAGCGTTGACTACAAACTCTCCATTGGACAGGCGCTTGTTGCCAGCCAGGATGGAGTCCGTGCGCGATCCGCCAGCGCCTTGAACCAGGCCACCGTTCATGTAGCCTCCGGTCGGAGTCGAGCGGATTGGGGCAACGTTGGCAAGACCCGCAACAATAGCAGCCGCTGCAGCCGCGGCGCCGAGCGCCGGACCAACATACGGAATACTGGCCATGGCTGCATAAGCCGCGTTGGCCGCCTGGTAGGTGTTGACCAGGGCTTGAGCAACGGCGGCGGCTTTGCCGATGGCGGCAATCCTGGAGTTCCCTGACTTCTGCAGCTCAGCCAGTGATCCAAAGAACTGGTCCGCTTTGTCCAGTTGTTGCTTCTGGACGTTCTCGCGGATTTTCTGGATGGCGTCTTGCGCCTCGGCTTCGCTGATGACGTTCTTATCCCGGAGCTCTTTGACCCGGTCGTAGAGCTTCTGCTCGTTTTCCAGGTAGAACGTGGACGCATCGGTATAGCGGATAGCCGCGTCGACCGCCGAGTTGATGGCGTTGATGTTGGCGTTCTGCAGTTCCAGTTTCTGCCGGAGTATCTCGTTGCCTTCCACGTCCACCATTATCTTCTGGCGTTCGGCTTCGGACAGACGACCCTGGCTCTCAATCTCCTGCTCGGTCAGGCCGAGGTTCGACTGGCGACGGTTATCCCGCAGCTGCTTCTCGATCTGCATCACAGCCAGGGCGCCAGCACGCTGTTCTTCCGTCAGGCCGATGGCAATACGCTCCTGCTCGAGGTCGCGGATAGCTCCACCAACCAGAGCCGCACGCGCGCTGGCCAGGTCCGTAAGGGCTTTGGTGCGGCGCTCTTCTGCGTCGGCAGCGTCCTTGGTTGCCTGCGTTGCAGCGTCTTCCGCGGCCTCCAGGGCGTTTTTCTGGATGACCAGACCGGCAATGACCTGACCCTACGCCGAGTACCGATCGGTAAGGGGGTTGAGCCCCTGGGAAATAAGCTCGGCGGCAATATCCCGCTCGTCGCCCTGAGCAATGCCAAGCAGCAGGACTTGATCCCGCAGCTTCTGGATAGCTTCCGCCTGGCGCTCCCGCGCCTTCTTGGCTTCGTCCGCAGCAGCTTCGGCGGCGTTCAGGCGATAGACCTGAGACACCAGGTCCTTGATGCGCTGCGCCGTATCCGTGGCGCCGTCTTTGACCGGGTCCAGACCGGCAGCCAGGAGCGCAGCCATCTGCTCGCGCGCGAGTCCGGCAGGAGTGCGGAGAGTTGCCAGCTCCTCTGCCAGGCTCTTGATGGCCTTCTCTGAAGACTTCACGGCCTCTTCGCCGCCGCTCAGGACCTGAGCACCACGGTCCAGTTCATTCACGAACGCCGTCAGAGGTGCGGCTTTGAGGGTGTCAATCCTAGTTTGCAGGTCAGTCAGGGTGGCTTTGTACCCCTGCAGCGCTGTCACCGCGCTGTCAATGGTCTGCTGGGTCTGGTTGCCGCCAGTGAAGAAGTCAACAATTTGCTGGCCGCCGGAAGAGTTCAGGTCGCTCTGGGTCTGTTTGATGAGGCCTGCACGCTCCGCCTGCACTCGCTCCAGTTCCTGAGTGAGTTCGTCCAGCTTTGCCACCTGACGCGCACGTGCAAGGCCCAGAATGGCTCCGGTAAGGCCATCTACCTCGGTGCGAGTATCACCCAGCGCTGTCTGCGCTTTCTGCGCTTCGCTAGGCAGGTCCTTGAAGAGCGTGATCCCGTTGATCTCGGCAATGCTTTCGTTCACGTTCTCGATGACCGTGCGGCTACGTTCCGCCGTCTTGTTCATCGTTTCGATGGCTGCGGTGGCCCGTTCAACAGCTCCCTGGAAGGACAGGAAGCCGGCGGTCACAACGCCAAGGGTGATGAGCAGGATACCAAGCGGTCCGCCTGCCAGAGTGAAGGCAACGTTGAGGAGACGCCCGGTTGCAGTGCCAACGGCGCCAAGAGTGAACAGGGCCGCAGAGCCTGCGCCGGAAGTGACTCCGACCAGGGCGATTGACGCTGCAACGGCCCTAAGCGAGGGAACAACGCTTCCAATTGCCGTCTGAGCCAGCGCAACCATTGCGACCACCAGGCGGGACGCAATAACGACCGCAATGACCCCCAGTATGTTCGCCATGGTCTGGAGGTTGTCAGACAGGAAGATGATCGCCTGACCAAGCGATCGCGTGATGCCGAGCGACGAGTCTGCCTCGCCAACGAACTTGGTGAAGTTGTTGGTTGCAACCTCGAGCGACTGGCTCAGGGTCGGAACAGTCTTGGCAAAGCCTTCATCGACCGACTTCTCGGCCTGCTTAAAGGCGGACAGGATAATCTCTGCCGTGATCTTGCCTTCGGCGCCAAGGGCCCGCAGCTCTCCGCGTGTGACCCCCATACCTTTGGCGATAATGTCTGCGACAACAGGAAGCTGCTCGAGGACGGACCGAAGTTCGTCGCCGCGCAGGGCCCCGGACGCCATACCCTGAGACAGCTGGACCAGTGCAGCCGAAGCTTCCTGGGCGGTAGCGCCAGACAGGATGATCGCCTTGTTAAGGGTCTCCGTAAACTGGATGAGCTGGTTCTGAGAGACTCCGAGCTGCTTTGCGTTGGTGGCCAGACGGGCATAAAGTTCGGCCGTGGCCTCAAACGACCCGCGCGAGCGCTGGGCGACGGCGAACAGTTTCTCCGTCACAATGCTGAGTTCCGCCTGTCCAGACGTGACAGTGCGCAGGCGGTTCTGAATGCGGGTGTAGCTTTCGGCCAGGTCGGTAAGGCCACGAACCAGAAGCCCGACGCCGATACCTGCAAAAGTCCCCTGGATCAGGTTGCGGGTACGATCCGCCGCTGCAGAAACGCCTTGCAGCTCCTGCTTGACCTGCTGTGCCCCGGCCTTTACGTTGGACGGGTCCAGTTGGACTTTGATGTTGTAGATGGCCACGGGGTGAGTCGCCCCTTACTTTCGTTTGCGTTGGACCGGTCCAGTGTCAGGCGCTGGCGTAGCTGCCTGGGTCTTCTTCGCCTCGTCTGAGTTCCATTGAACGTACTCTGCGTCCATGGCTCTGATGACAGTGACGAACGGTGCGAGCATATCGTCGTCGAGACCGAAGCGCAACCCATACTCGATGATGGCAGTCCAAGGAATTGGCCCCAGACCGCCACTGAAGGAGCGGCAGGTGCTCAATTCCCAGAACGCTTCAAGGTAGAAAGTATCCCCTGGAAGAAGCTCAGGCTCCTCCAGAAACCAGTCGGGGAGGCGGCGGCCTTTACGCTCTGCCGCCTCCACCGAGAACCCGTCACGCCGGAGCCTTAGCTCCCACGCGAGACGGGCGGCTAGTTTTTTCCGTGCTGTTCCGTCGTTGTGACGTCCAGGCCGTCGGAGAAGTTCGTCGGCGTTCCGCAAAAGTTGCGGAGGTCATCAAAGATGAAGTTGTCGATGGCGCCCAGGAAGTCCGCGCAGTCAGCCTGGGTGAACGGAACGTCCTGGCCGTCTTCGCCGACGACGTCGCGCCAGCCGGTGATGATGTGAACCGGGTAGAGCTCGCGGTCCTCGTTGCGGTTCTCGGCGATGGTGGCGGCGTCGATGCGTCCAGCCTGGACCTTGCGCTGCAGACGAGCGGAGCGCTTGAGCAGGGCATTGAAGTAGCCCTTGTTGATCTCGCTGGCCGGTTTCACGATCAGGGTGGGGCTCTTGCCGTTCACAGTGATCTGGTGCAGGACGTACTCGACGGTCTTCTCTGCCGTCAGGTTTGCCTTGGCGATGTGGCCGAACTTACTCATGTGGTCTGTCTCTCCTGGACTGATGACGGGACGCGCCCGTATGGTCCGGTCAGAATGCACCGGCTCCCCGGCCTAGAACACCCCCGTTTACATCCCCTTCAATCCGGCGTATAATGAGCCATGGCCAGTTCCGGTCATGATGTTTGAAATGGAGACAGTTATGGCGAAAGCCACAGGAGACCAGGGCTCGGAAGAGCGAGTCTGGATCGAGCTTGAGTACCCCAAGGGCGGCGACGACGCTCTCGGTGAAAAACGGGCGAACCTGGCTAACAAGATGCTCGACCGTTTGGGCTTGCCGAGCGAACCGCCCTGCAAGACCTTCTGGTGGAACAAGCGGAAGAAGTGCTACTGCGTTACGATCGATGTGGCCGGCGGGTTTATGGAATGCGCTGACCATGGGCACTGGTTCCGCCTCTCGCACCTTGGAAGAGACTCGTAGCAATTCGTGATCGGCAAACGCTGGGAACGCTGTGTACTTTACAGTGGGCCCAGCGTATGCTTTCTTCATCAGCAACGGAGACACCCCATGCTTATCTACGACGTCCCGACCAACCAACTTGAGGCGCGTCTTGAAGCCAAGCGCGCGGAGGTCAAGCAGACGACCGACCCAGTCCAAAAGTTCCGGATTGCCTCGGACTGTTCTGTGATCGTCTCCGCCATCTCGTGGCGGAAGAAGTGGGTCGACAACAAGGAGGCACCCAATGGGAATTGAAGAACTATTGATGATCGAACCGCCGCCAAAGCCATGGGTTGTCGTGTCAAACGGCAAGCCCGTCGGCTACGGCGACACCCACGACGAGGCCTATGTCCACACCAAGGGCCTCAAGTTTTGGGCGATGTGGGACTGTACAGACCCCAAGAAGCCAAGGTTTGCAGGCGCTAGGGCGTAACGAGGAAGGCCCGTGGATTGCTCCACGGGCCTTCTTGTCGTACTCTACAGAGTAGCGCGGTGGGCTTAGCCCAGACCGCCCGGGAAGATCGAGACGCCGATGGACGAGCCGAAGGTCGCATCGCCGAAGGCTTGCGCCGTCGTGTTGATGAGAACCGACTCGTTGACGGGGAACTCCCGGTCGCCGCCGCCAAGCGTCAGCGAGGGAATATCCACAGCAATCACGCCGTCATCGTTCCGCAGGATGAAGTCCATCGTGCAGGTTTCGTTGGCGCGAACCTTGTCGATCACCGCCGAGTTGGTGAAGACCAGCTGAGCTTCGACGTCAATCTCGAAGTTGCCCGTGTTGATGAACGCCGCGCCGAGCTGGCCGAGGACTTTCTCGGGGCTCACGTTGTTGTTCATGGACAGGGTCAGCGACTTGAAGTCGGTCGACAGTCCAGTCTCGTCAGCTTCCTGGAAGCGGAGGCGAGCAATGTCCGAGCTCGTGTTGAACGCGCCGGTTTGCAGGGGTTCGGCCGCAGCGGAAGCGCCAGTCTTGCGCGAACCAGACTCGACCGGGTTTTCCGTGTCAGTGCCGATGAAGGCAAAGCCGACCGTTGCCTTGTCCGTCAGGGGCAGGTTGAACGACGCCGTGTTGGCGTAGTTGCCCATGGCGTACTGGGACATGTCGGCGCCAGGCGTCTGGGACAGGTTCGGGTATTCCACTTCGAAGTGGAACGACCGCTCCAGGTATTCCGACGAGCTGACGGCGACGTTGCGGATGTACTTCCCGAACAGAATGTCCAGGGTGGACGGGATCGTCGGGGAAGCAATCGCCAGGGTCGTATCGACCTTGTCGCAAATCAGGGTCGACGCCGACACCGAGCGGATACGCGCAAAGCCATACTGGTCGTTGGCAACGCTGTCCTGGAGCGCATTTTGACGGGCGCCGGCAGTGTTGTACGAACCAATGTGGATAAACTGGCCAGCAGTCAGTCCGGCCGTGGCAAAGGAGCCAACCGCCGAGACAATCGTGAGAAGACCGGCCGAGTAGGAGATGGTCAGGTCGGTCACGGCGTCCAGGAAGCGGAGACCGGCCAGCTCGAGCTGGGCATTGGTCGGCGACTCGTCAGCCAGGGCAGAGGTCACGGAGATGGCAGTGGCCGAGGTGGCCGGGTCCGCGTTGACTTCGTGCAGGCCATTGTTGGCGGTGTTCGTGAAGCCGCGCGCATGGATGAGCGAAGCAAACTCCGTGGCGGAGTAGCGGATTTTGACGGCCGCGGTAGCAGATAGCGCCGGGACAGTGAAGTCGTCGGTCGACGCAGTGGCTGCCGACGGGATGATGTCGCACTCCGAGTTGACCGCCGTCGAGAAGCAGAAGCCCTCGATGAAGTCGCGGAAAGCGCTCATGGTCAGGTCGTGCTCGAACTCGACGGAGGAGTCGAGGTCGGTCACAGTGCCCTTGCGGCGCTGGCGGTTCTTGCTGATCGGCGTACGGGCAACGGTCGTGATCGTTGCGCCGAAGGCGCCCATGCTGTTCGGTTCAAGCAGCTTCCAGCCGGAAGTTGCGGGGGTTTCCAGCGCCGTCTCGACGACGTAGCTGAGGCTGAGGTTGTTGGTCAGGACGCGACCCATGGGGAGTCTCCTTGGTTACTTGATCTCTTCGTAGTCGAAGTTGGCCTGAACGACCACTCCATACCATTTGCCGTCGGGGCCTGTCTCGCGCACTAGGACGTCCAGGAACGATACATCAACCGAGGCCAGCGTAACGCCCTCGAAGATGTTTCGCGCCTGGGTCGCCAGGTCGTCCGCGGATTTTACCCCACTGTTGATCGGGACGAACACCTGCACAAAGGCTGCGCCCAGGCTCCCGTACTTCCTGTTTCCAGCGGCTCCGAGAGTTCTCTGGGAGCGGCCTGTATGTCTCACCGCCAGGCGCACATAGGATGTGTTCTCTGCCGGGGAATAGGCTTCGTTGTCCAGGGCGATCGGAGTCGTGGCGCCCCAGGCCGTCACAAAGGCCGAGTAGATGGCCTCGCGCGCTTGGTTCATCGTCGCCATTTACCTGGCTCCTGCTACAGTCTTGACCGCAGTCTGGATGGCCATCTGGACAAACCCGGCTGGGGCTTGCTGAGATGATCCCTCGTTGAGCTTCTGAATATAGGGGACGTTGTTGGTCACGAAGATCGGTCCCCTTGTCAGCTTGTAGCCAGCGAGTGCTGCGCGTCCTTCTGTTTGTCTACGTCTTGCGGCCGAAATGTCGGCGGCGTCATTCGGTTGGCCCACGTTTGCTTCGTAGGCCTGGGTGATACTCGGGACCCAGTTTGCTCGGGCCCAGCCGAGGTCTACTGGAGTGGCTTCGATCAGGTTGGCGGTTACTTCCAGGGAAAGCCGGATAATCTCCCTTTCGGAAAACTGCTCCAGGCCGCCAACAATTATCCGGATTTGCGGATCGTCTGCCACCTAGTCCTCCAGGGGGTCGCTCTCCTCGTTGCCCATGTCCACGATGGCCTGCTCGAGACGTGCTTCACGGTCAGAGCTTTCCAGCTCATTCCATTCGGCGGCGCTCATGCCAGAGGCCTTGTGGGCGTAGACCACGACGTCGCCCAGTTGAACCATCACACCTGGTTTGATCTCAACGTGGTCAGGCTGGACGTCGGAGCCGAGCAGCATCGTGTCGTTGGACTGATCGTCCTGAGCCTGTGCCGCAGCCGCAGCTTCTTCGGCGGCCTTCGCCTCAGCAGCTTCAGCCGCCTGCTTGTCGAGCAGTTCTTGGGCCGCCGATGTGGCTGCGCCCTTTGACGTGAAGGTCTCGGTCAGGCCTTTGACGTTCCATTTGCGCTGGGCGCCGGAGACCAGTTCCTCGGCCGTGGCCGGCTTTGCGGTTTCCTGGGACGGCTTGACCGTTCCGTCCAGGCGCATGTGCTTGGCGCCAGGGTTGTTGCCGTCGAACACCGCAAGCTCGATGGTCTTGGCTTCCCAGAACAGGCGGAGCTTTTTGGGGTTGTCGAGAAGCGATTGGGGGCACAGCGCGCCCACCACAGTCTCTTCTCCGCAGAAATTGATGCGACGCCGCCAGATGTACGCCGCGCCTTTTGTGAAGCGCTGGCGATAGTGCCGCAGCCTGGAAACTTGGCGCAACGGGGCGTTCTTGACCTTCTCGCTCATGAGACATCCTCCTTGAGGGAAGTCTGGCCGGTCAGACCAGACGAGCACTGCTGAATTTTCTACTGAAGCGGCCCGCCGCGGTGCAGAACCGGGCGGGCCAACTCAGTGCTAGGCAGTCAACCGTTAGGCGACGATGCCGTTGAAGAAGTAGCCGAGGTCGGCTGACACCTTCTTCTGGTCGTAGGCGGCCTCGACCTCGACGCGGTCCGACTTGATGTTCTGCATCCACCACTTGGAGATGTTGATGCCGTTGGCGTCGCTGCCGAGGAGTCCGGTCCAGCTGAAAGTGTAGCCGGCGGAGGGAGTCATGATGCCCGGCGTGGGCGGCTTGTAGGTCAGGAGGGCGTGCTTGCCAGCGATGAAGCTGTGCGACGCCGACTGGCCTTTGACAGCCGTGTTCTTGATCGCCTTGGAGACCAGGACCTCGTCAACTTCGAAGAGGTCGGCCAGGGTGACCAGGTTGGCACGGGCCGCGCCGCTCGTCTGACCGCGATCGATACGGCCGACGATGTCGGGGTGGTCAAGCAGGGTGTCGTAGGTCACCTTGCCGAGGGTCAGCGTGTTTGGCTCCATGCCCGTGCGCTCGAGCACGTAGCGTTTGCCCTGGCGAACGTCCTCGATGGGGTTCGAGTTCGCATCATTCCACTGGAGCTTGTCGTTGTTCGACGCGTTGGTCGGGTCGAACGACGCAGCAGCGGTGGCGCCAGACGAGACGCCGTCAGCGACGAACGTCCAGATTGCACCAGGCGCGCCGGCCGTGAAGTAGGTCGTGACCCAGTTGACTTCGCGGTTGATGAGGGCCTTGTGCGTGACGAACAGGGTCGCCTCGCGGTCCATATCAAGCGGGTTGTCGGAGTTCGCACGGACCTGCGCCGGGATGTCCTTGTGGAAGGCGCGGACCTTGGCGTAGTACGTGTCGTTGCTGATGGTGTACGAACCACCAGCGGACTCGGTGCCAGGCGCACGCTCGGCCATCTCGTCGCGGTTGAACTCGCCGCGGTCAAAGGTGAAGTACGAGTCAGACTGCTTGGACACCGGGACCAGAGGGAACACCTTGGCCGCGATGAAGGACTCGTCCGACTGCACGAATGCAATCGAGATGTTGGTGAGCGGGCGGTTGACGTGGACGTCCGACCGGCTCGGCTGAGTGAAGGACTTACGGAAGCGGCTCATGGGCCTTTTCTCCTTGGTTCGGCCATTACAGGGCCAGGGTTGTTTGTCTGGAGGTACTCCCTGGCTTTAAGGGCCAGGGAGACCAGGCTCATTAGGCCGAGTGAGGTGCGGCGACGATCTGGAAGAGAACCGGGAAGATGTCCCCGTCCGCAGCAGACTCGAGGGCGATACCGACAGCCATCGAGTCGACGGCCAGGGCACCGACACCAGTGACGCCGGCGACGCGACCCGTGGTCGTGTCGGGGACAATCAGCTGGCCAGCAGTGATCGAAGCGCCGGCCTTCATCAGGCCGATGCCACCGCCCGAGATGATCGCAACCGGGACCGCGAGGCCATCGGTCGTGATGTCGGTGCGAGGCTCTTCAGCAAGGACGCCAATCGGCGACTCCGTGACGGCCGTGGTCTTGATGACCTTGCCGACGCCACTGTCGTTCTCGACTTGCAGCAGCTCGAAGACGTCGCCACGGAGGTCTTCCCCGGCGATCATGGTCACAACTTTGACGTTCTGGAAGCCCTTCATGGGGGTATCTCCTTGAGTGGGTCTGGCCGGGGGTCAATCAATCGCCCCGGCCAGGGGGTTGGTGGATCGCTTAGGCGCCCAGCAGGGTTACTGCTTGATCGCTTCGGCGTAGAGCTCGGCGCCGCGGCGGGTCTTGAGGACCGCGTCCATGGCTTGCGCGTCGGTGACGTTCGGGTTGGACTTGACGTAGGCTTTCGCCAGGGTGTCCAGCTCGTCGGAAGCGTCCTTGGCTTCCGGGGACTCGAAGGAGTCGCCAGCTTCGCCAAACGACTTGCCGAGTTCGACCGACTGGGACTTCAGGGCTTCGAGCGAACGCTTGCGCGCGCCTTCGTCCTTGATGAGGTCGATGGCCTTCAGCATCTCGATGTGGTCAGCTTCCGAGCCAGGCAGGTTGGCGATCTCGCCGGCGCGCTTGGCGTACTGGGCGTCAGCAGCGATCTTGTTGGCTTTCTCGATCTCGCCGGCCTGATCGTCAAGGCGCTTGGCCATGTTGACCAGGATGGGGTCGTGCGACTTGGTGTAGACCGTGCCGTCCTTCGCCGTGTAGACGGGAGCATTCGCGGCCTTGGCCAGGTCAGCAACAGCCTTGACGATCGAGTCGCGCTCGTCGGCGGACTTGGCAAGGAAGGCCGAACGATCGGCTTCCGGGAGGGCGTCGTAGTGGCCCTTGTGCGCGGCAGGCAGGGCGGCGATCGCGTTGGCTTTTGCCAGGTCAGCTTGAAGCTGGGCAATCTGCTCAGGCGTCATGGGGGAGTCTCCTTGAGTTGGATCGGCGTTCTTGCCGATGGTTTCCACAGTGTGGGTGTGGCCAGAGGCCGCCCCGATCTCGATGCTTCCGTCGGAGCGCCTGATCCAGGGATGGCTGTGGCCATGTGACCACGACGTCTCCCCGGCGTGAAGCTCTCCATTACCATGGTCCAGGTAGAGAACGTGGACATGCCCGTCGACCTCGGTCGAGAGAGCTGCCCGCTTCACTATTTGGTTCTGGTCGGAATTGTCTGGCGCGGCGTCGTACCGCTTCATGATCGGGGCCGTTGCGCCCTCTTGGGCAGGAACGTCCACGCCGCTGATCTCGTTGATCTTCAGCACTCGCATGATGCGGCGCTTCTCGGTGGTTTGTACACCAGCGTTTTTCTGAAACTTCTCGTTGGCGCGCATTTTATTCGACCTCTTCGTCCTCGACGCGTTGCCCGCCAATCGAAAAGCCGGTGTACGTACCGTCCTTGAACTTGGCCAGCATTTCAGCGTCGGGCTGCATTGCGATGATGAGACCTGTCTTCTTGGTCACGATGCCGAGAGCCTCGGCAATTTCCGTCGTGAGCGGGAAAGCGAAAACGACCTGGCCGCTTTCGTCGCCCTTCTGGTGCATGTCGCGCGCCAGGCGGGAGTTCTTCATGAAGTCTGTGGCGGCTTTCAGCATCGACGCTTCCGGGATGTGATCGCCCTGGAGGTCGAAATAATCCTCGCCGTCTTCCTTGCAGACGATCGCGAAGCCAAGCACGAGGCCGAGGTCGTCGTCGACCTTCTCAACCTTTACGTAGGTCTTCTTGATTGTCATGGAAGCACGCCTGTTCCCGTTGGTGTGGGTCAGGCGTCAGGATGACGCAGGCCTAAACTGGGTGTATGCCAGCAATCCCAACGTTTGAAAGGGACAGGCCAGGTGAGGCGACGGCGCGCAACGGGATCGAACCGCCACACCCGTCACTGTTGGTCAACTAGGCCAACCCTGGGCTTGTCAGGGTATGTGGCCGACCGGTTCATGGATACCCGGTCCTAACCTAGTGGCCGTCGCCTCGCCTGGTCTGTCAGTGCATTCGGCCGCCGACAACGCGAAGGAGCGGCGCTGGTGCTTTGCCGAAGGTCATGCTGGCTATACGTTCGTCCGCCAGCATCTGGACAAGTTCAGGTCCAAGAGCTTTACATGCGGCGTCCAGGGCTGTTTCGAGCTGATCGAGTACCGCAACGCGCGGGTCTTCTGCCATTGTTTCAGGCGTGTTGCTCATGTGTGATGTCCCTTAAACCGTCCGTTTGCATAGCCTATTCTATCCTCGTACATAAACAACCCAGCAAATAGGACATTCCCCTCAATTGATGGCATAATGGCAGGTAACTATTAAGGGGAAAGGGCGTATATATGAGGTACACGCGGAATGCTTCCGAGTGAAAACAGTGGAGACTAACATGGCCAAGGCCGCATCTGGAACTATTGGTGAAACCGTCCGGCACCTGCTTGCTCGCAAGCGCCCGCTAACCTACACCCAAATCATCGAAGCCGTCAAGGAGAAGCACCCGGGCGCGGCGACGTCGCGCGACAGCGTGCAGTGGTATGCCTCGCGCATGCGTGCAGAAGGCCTCGAGCCCAACGTGAAGCTCGCCGGCTAGCCTTTCCCTAACAAGGGAGCATAACGTAGAGGGCCCGCGGCTAGCGCCGTCGGGCCCTCGTGCCGTTTACCGGCAAATTACCGGAACCACGTCAGCGGGTTCCACCACGATTTTCCGTTGTCCGCCTTGATGGCTTCCACGGCGGCGTCAGCGTCTTCCGCGCTGAGCGTTGAGGCGTCGACAGCCGCAACCTCTTTTCCTTGGGTTGCAACCTTGAGAGCCATGGCTGTTTCGACCAAGAGTCCCCGCAGCTCCGTTACCTGAGAAGTCAGCGCCACAGCTTGGGCCTTGGCCTGGGCTGCTTCTCCTTTAAGTTCCTCTAAAGACTGCTCGGCTTTGCTGGCGCGCTCTTCCATTTCAATTGCCCGAGCGGCGGAAATTATATTGAACTCTGCCAGCACGTCTGGCAAAGTAATGCCTTCGCGCACGGCGACTTGCATGTCCTTCTGGACTTCCTGGCCAACAACGCGAGTGCCATCGTCAAACTCTTTGACTGTAACCCGGTTGACAAACGCCCCAAAGCCCCGCTCCGGCTGATTGACGTCGTGCAGCTGGGCATAGAAGGTTGTCGAGTAGGTTTTTTCTGTGAAGGCCATGACTTTTTCCTAACTATTACGGGATGGTTCCGCCGGCCGACATGTTCCATGTAGAACCATCGTACCGGAAAGAAACCCATTGTTTTGTGGCCGTCAGAGACACAGTGGTCCCGCCAACAATGTCCCAGTTGAATGCCCCGGTTCCAAGTCGAGTGATTGTAACCACGTCTCCCGCCTTTGCACCAGTTGTTCCAAGTGTGTAGGTGCGAAGCGCCGTGAGGGTCGCGTTGCCGCGAACATGAGCTCCACCGCCGTATACGCTGTAAGTGGCCGTGTGAGCCCCGTCCGTCGCAATGGTGGCGACCCCGCTCACCGCTTGCAGGTTCGAGCTTACTACGTTCCAGACGGTGCCGTTGAACTCGTAGAGGACCTGGTCGCCAGCAACGCGCAGGATGGTTGTGGTGTTACCCACGATAGACCAGTCAAAGGCACCGCCACCTTCGCGGCGGAAGCTCACGCGGTCGCCGTTCTGCGCGCCAACCGTATCGAGGGTGGCCGTGCGTGCGGCAGTCAGGGTGGCGTTTCCAAGAACGTGGTCGCCGTCGGTGTAACGCGAGTACGTGAATGTGTGCGTCGCGTCGGTGGACTTGGTTGTGACGCCGCTTGGACGCGGCAGGTTGTAGGCCACCAAAATCCAACCGGCGAGAGCGTACTCGAACTCGACCCAATCGCCAGGCTTCGAGAGGATGGATGTGGTCGCGCCGACGATAGACCAATCAAAGTTGCCCGTGCTGTACCGGCAGACACGGACACGTGCGCCCACGACGACGTTGGTCGTGCCGAGGGTGTACGTGCGGGCGGCAGTGAGCGCGGTTGCTGAGCGAACGGTCGGAGCGTTCGTGAGGTAGTTCCATGTGGCTGTGTGCGCTGCATCGTTGGCGATGGACTCGACGCCGCTCTGGTGGACCCGAACCCAGTTGGTCCCGTTGGAGAACAGCAAACCAGCGCCCGCAGCACCAGGAGTCGGGCCCAGGTCCGAGCAATGGATGATGCCGGTCGTCGTGATCGTGGGCAGAGTCGCAATCGTGTAGGACCGAGGCCGCAGGATGCGGTTCGAGTCGATGACGACGTTTGCGCCGTACATGGACAATCCGGTGGCATACTGCCAGCGCATGAAGTCGGTAAGCGTAACGCTGCCGGCAGGAGACAGGTTGAATGTTACCCTTGTCTCCATGTCGGTCGAGGAGGGCGTTGCAGCAAGGACTGCCGGGACCATGGAAAACCCGGATTGGAACGTAGTGCCATCATGCCCGGCCCACGTCAGGCTTCCAAGCTGATCCAGCGAGGTGACGACTGCTGGCGATGCCAGGCTGCCTCGTGCTTTCCCGAAGATGATGTTGGGTCCGCCAGTGTTTCCCTGGTATCGGCGCCAGTTAGACGAGCCAGTCGTCCCGTCGGCGTTGATGTTGAGCGCAGAACCGCCCGTGATGTTCGCGGTCAACATGGAGCCAGCAGCGGGGTTGAGCGTGAGTGCAGCACCGCTTGAAGGAGTGATCGTCATGTTGCCGAGGAAAGCGTTGGACGATGCAGAGAGGTCCGCAATGTTCATGGCGAGCAACGTGTGCTCTGCCCATGCGCCGGCAGCAGTCGCGCCGATCACGCCACGCGCAGTCGCGTTGACCAGCTTGTCAATGCCGAGCGTGTTAGCAGGCACCATGCCGTTCGTGAGTTGTGTGAACGCCAGTGCGTCTGCGATACGGGCAAGCAGGCGGTCATTTGTGGTGGCGGGGATGTCAGTGCGTGCGCCAGCAGCTTGCGCGCCGAGGACCGACATTGCCGCAGCGTCTACAAGCTTGTCGAGCCCGACCGTGTTAGCAGGCACCATGCCGTTGGTGAGTTGGGTGAAGCCCACTGCATCCGCCACGCGCGCAAGCAGGCGGTCATTGGCCGAGGCCGATATGTCCTGGGGAGTTGCAGACGCGTTGGTTGCGTTGCCCTTTACAGACAGCGCCGGGGCGTTTTCAAGTTCAGCGTTGGAGATGGAGCCAGCAGGTACGGCGCCCGGGCCGATGCTGACGCCAAAAGGGCCGGACATCATACCACCAACCTCGCCCAGACTTCAGTGTTCTCGTTGTCCAGTAGTCCTCCGTAGGTCATCAGACCGCCAGACGGAGGGATCAGGTAGACCGGAGCCACCGCAGCGGCCGTTTCGCCAGGGCTGATGAACGCCAGCTCCACGTCAAAATCCGTGTAGCCCCCAAAGCACCTGCGCAGGCGGTCAGCCTGGGTGGCGGAGAAGGTCAGGACCTGGGTGAAGGTGGAGGAGTTGAGCGAAGCGCTCTCGACGACTGCGGAAGCATCCGGTGCGCCAACAATTACTGCGCCTTCGCGCTTGCCCGGTTTTGAGACATGGAGCACCAGGGACATGACTTCACTCTGTTTGCTGGGTTGCAAACTCGAAAGTGCGTCAACGATACTTCCACGTAAACCCTACGGATCGAGACGTGTTGATAGCACGCACCGGCATTGAACCGTCTCGGACGCTGGTGCGTCGGGGTCGCCGGGGTATTTCAGCGGACCGTCGGCCCCTGGAAAGGTCTCACCGGTCAGTCGCACCAGGCCGCTCAGGTGGCGGTGGGAGTCCCTGGTGCGCTTGTCCCTGGCGGCAATCCACTTGTGCTTGACCTCTGCCTGGCCCAACGCACCGGTCTCGAAGGCCTGCTGGTACATCTCCAGGGTGCCCTGGTGGACTGACCGCAGGGCCTCTGTCCGGCCGATAACCTCGGCCCTGTACTTGATGTACCGCTCCCGGTAGCGGCCGACCATGAGGTCAATCTGTGCTTTGGTCAGCGGCTTGCTATCTCGGAGCGCACGGGCTACGGTACGGTCAAACCGACGGTCCCGACGCTTGCGCTGCAAGGCTTCTGCGCTGTCACCCACTCCACGACCAGCGCCTTCCAGCATCCGGCGGTAGTTCCGGACAGCGGCTTCCTGCCGTTGAGTCAGGCCGATGGCGTTCCTGAAGTTGCGGGCCTGCTCGCGCGGATTGGCGCCTTCCTTGATGCCCTCGGTGATGGCTTGCCTTACCGCAGCTTTCTGTTCCGCGGTAAATTCCCGCACCAGGCGAAGCTTGTTCTCCTGCATCATCGCGACGGCGCGGTAGTTGGTCTGGTCGAAGGAGACTTCCACAGTCAGTGCGTTGGCTGACAGCCAGGCGGCGGTGTCGCGCGCGGCAATGGAGAGCTGCTCCCCGTAAGTGTTCCCGATCTTGATGGCCGCACGATCAACGGCCTCGAGCGCCTCCTCGAGCTTGCCGGCCTCTAGCAGGTCGGCCAGTTCGTTCAGGGTGTACTCGTCAAGGATGAGCTGGATGGCTTCCTGGAAGACCCGGCGGAAGCGGCGCTCCTGGATGGCGATAAGGGCCTCGATGCGAGAAGCCGGGTCCGTCGCGCCCTTTGGTTTGACGGCCATGGGATTACCTCTCGACGCGCAGCGAGTAAGTCGCCGCAGCAGGGTCCCTTTTTACCGTCAAAATTCTATACTTGACGCCCTCGATAGTGACCTTATCGTTCTCTGCTGGCACCTGAGCGCCTTCGATCGAGTCCCCAATGAGCGTGACGTAGCGCTTGATCTTGCGCACCAGGGAGTCGCCGTCGTTGCCCTGGCCGTCCTGGGCGAAGTTCTCTTCCACAAACCCCCTGGCCGTGTAGTCCGTCTCGGTCGGGTTGGTGCCGGAGGTGAGCTGGCCAGAGGTACGTGTGCCCGCACTGACTTTGTGCAGGGTGGCAGGGATCAGGTCCTGGGCCATGGCCGAGTTGATCTCGGCGGCGATGTCTACGCCAAACAGGGTAATGCTGGACATTACTTCTTCTCCACTTTGTCCAGCCAGGCGATTATGTCCGCCTTCTGGAAACAGGCCGTCACGTCCAGTTTGCCGTCAGGACGCTCCTTGACTGTGCAGAGCAGCCCGAGCGGAGAACCCTGGCGCGTCAGGTGCACCGAGTCGCCGAAGCGCGCGTTGCCAGGGCGGATGATGGTCAGGTAAACGTGCTTGGGACCGCCCGTGCACAGTTTCCGCATCTCCCGGGGCGTCACGGGTAGCCATCCGTTATCGGGTAGACCCTGGAGTCCTCGAAGGACGACTCGGTGTCAGTACCGTAGGCAACCATACCAACGCTGGCCGATGTGACAGAGTTCGCGAGCCAGTATTGCAGCAGCGCCCAGGCCGTTTCGTCCTGGAGAGGCACACCGGTCGTCGGGCGGAAGAACTCAACCTCCGCAGAACCGGCTTTCACCTTTTTCTTGTTGCTTCCCGACGTACCGGCGTTGCCGGCTGCCGGGGTGATGGCCATTGTGCCGGCCAGGAGGATGGTGGCGTTCTGGATGTCGAGAGGAACTTCATCGTCGGGGACAGTCGTGCCGTCCGGGTACGTGAGACTTGTCCGGCCCCACTGGTTTGCCTGTACGGAGCCGCCGGTCTTGTCGCCGCTGTAGCTGAACAGGTCCAGGCGCCTGGTGGCCGCAACCAGCAGGGCGCCTTTCTGGTCCGTGGTCTTGGCGGCCCAGGTCGTGCCACGCACGGGGTCAACGGCCAGGTACTGGTCCGCTTCCGTTACGCTGGCGTAGGCGGTGTAATCCACCGTTGCAATGGTGATGGTCGAGATGGTCATTCCTGGCCTCCGTCACGCTCGTCGGCGTCCGTCGATTTGTCTTCCTTCGAGCCTGGCGCCTTGGGATCGAGCCCGGCCTTTGCCCTGGTTGCGTCCATCGAGGCCTGCTGAGCATCCCGCTGCAGCATCATGTCCTCCTCGATCTCGTCGAGCAGGTCTTGCGGCGTGCGGCTGATGCCGAGGAGGTCCCTGATCTCGCCGACAGCCGGGTCGCGCATGTCGAGGGTTGCGCCGGCCGTCGCCAGGTCTTTCAGGGCGGCCGTGATGACCTCGACGTCCTGGTAGGACACGGCTTCGACGCTGGGCTTCGGCTTGAGCTTGCGGTCCCAGCCGTTCAGCATGAACAGGGGCGTGAGCAGGTCGTCCCCGACCGCTTCGCAGAGCTCTTTGAGCGTTCCGTTCACCAGCATGAAGAACGACTGGGTCTTGTCCTTGCTGAGCGCGTGCGAGCCGGTGCTCGACTCGCCAAGCAGCAGCTGTTCGACGCCGAGCACGCGAGCCATCTCGCGGTTCACCCGGTTGATGGCCTCTGCGACTTCTGCCTGGCCGGTCGAACCGGCTTTGAGCAGCTCGAGGTCCCATTGCTTTTGCGCCGAGGGGCTGGCCTTGTCGTCCTGGGTCAGGTACGGCATGGAGTCCAGCATCATCCCGAGCTTGGGGCCCTTGATGTGGTTCTCGACAAACTCGCGGAGAGGCCCTTCGATCCGTTCGCGATCGGCGGCGGAGATGGAGCCATCCTTGACCATCTGGGCCAGTTGTGTGAACGGCCCACGGCCCACCGGGATGCCACGGAGGTCAGTCTCGAAGCCGACGCCTTCCAGTTGCTCGTAGCGTTCCAGGCGCTTGGCAGGTCCGGCCAGGTGGCGGAAGATGCCGAGGCCTTCCGGGCTGTCCGACAGGGTGTCGTCGACGACGTACAGGCACTTCCCGCGCGGGAGGTAAATCTCCCTGGAGTCCTGGGGCGACCGTTGCAGGATGCCCAGCACATCGCCGTTCTCGTCGACGTCCCAACGCTCGATCGTCTTTTGCGGCCTTGGCCGAATGTCAGCCATCGTGATGACTCCGTCATCCCGCTTCTTGGCTGTCCATTCCTGAACGCTGAAACCGTAGAACCTGTACATGGCCGCGCGCCGGATGACCCGGTGCCAGGGCGTCTTCGGGTCCGAGAAGAGCAGCTGCTCGCACAGCTCGGCCATCTCGTGAGCTTCGTCCTCGTTGACGTCTTCGCCGGTCGCCGGCTGCATTGACCAGCGCGAGCTGGCCGTCAGGTTGAGGAAGTACCGCACGCCAGCGCCGACAATGCTCGTGTTGGCAAGCATGTCACTGTAGGTCTGGTATCGCCGGGAGCCTTTGAGAGCCGAGGAGCCTTCGCTGTCCTGGACCCAACCGCCATATACGGCTGTACCCATCGCGCCGATAACCTCGTAGGGGGTCACGCGATTGGGCTTGGAGCCGGTGGCGCGCGAAGAGGCCGCGCCGCGCAGTCTGTCAAGGATTGAGGCCATGTCTGGGGTCCTGGCTGGTCAGGTTTCCGGCCAGGATGTGCCAGCGCTCAACTGGGCGCAAGCCATTATTGCCCTGCCCCCTGGTAGTCACCCAGGGCGACGGTCCTGGCGCCCATAATGGCTATGCGTCCGCGCCTGGCTTTGCGGTGGGCTTCCACGGCGTAGCGGCAGGCGTCGATTACGTGGTTGTCCCGGTCAGCCAGCTCTGGCAGAACTTCGTCCGTGATCTTGTCGACCTTGTACTGGTAGGTGTCCAGTTCGTCGATGGTGTGCGTGCAGCGCGGATGGACGACGATGTCATGGGACTTCATGAACTCGACGCCTTCCTCGACCGACTCGGCGCCCTTGACGGCCCGGCGGATACTGAAGCCCCGCTTTTCCATGTACGAGATGGTCTCAGGCCGTGCGGAGTCAGCCGTGATGAGCCCCTGCATGACGCCTTTGAGGCCGGGGTGGCTGTGCTTGTTCTCCCAACGCGGACCGGTCGGCCATGTGTCCGTGCCGGCGAACAGGCTCGGCGTCTCGTCGATCTCGCAGCGGACCTTGTAGGCCTCCTCGGAGATGTAGAGCTTGCGACCCATAATCTTGCACTTGATGAGCACGGTTGGGTCGACCGAGAAGCCCCAGTCGGCGCCCCAGAGCCAGGACTCTTCGCTGGCTTCAGCCTCCGCGTCCAGGTCGTCAATGTCCCAGTTGGTGAAGACCTTCGTCTCCTGGCGGCTGAGCGGTTCGCCCTCCCAGACGTGGCGCCACTTGTCCCGGTCGCGCTCCATCATCCAGAGCATCTCTTCTTTGAGCGGGCTTTCGTCAAAGAACGGGTTATTGCGCCAGCTCACTTGCTGGATATAGCTGTTGGGAGGCGGGGTGCCTCCGAGGAACATGACGTCCACCGGCGCCTTGATTGATGACCTGTTAAAGCTGAAGATCAGCTGCGAACCAGGGCGGCGGACAGTAGGAGTAAGCAGGTCCAGGGAGACCTGGCTGCATCGATCGGCTTCCTCGACCCAGGCGCCGTCCAGGCCCTCCATCGACTTGACCGAGTCGGGGTTTGATCGCAGGCCGGCGAATAGGAACATGCTTTCGTTGGGCCCGGTAATGCCTTCCTTGGTGACATGGAAGCGCTTTGAGAGGTCCATTTCCTTGATCTTGTCGGCCAGCAGCTGCATGGACGACGTCGCCAGGGACTTTTGAATCTCCCTGGCGCAGAGCCAGCGCAAGCGCTCCCGGTCGGCCCGGTCAATGAGGCTTTCGGCAATGTTGTGGGACTTGGCTCCACCGCGGCCGCCATGCAGGACCAGGTAACGAGGCCTGGGGTGGCAGAACTCCTTGTGGAACCTCTCCGCCAGCGCTTTATCCCCGCCAGTGGCCTTGAGGCATTCCTCATAGGTCAGCAGGGGATCATAGAAGAGCGGCTGGAATTTCCTGGAGACCTTTTTAGGTCTGAATACCACTGTCCTGGCCATGTCAGGTGTCCAGCGGATCGTCCTGCGGCATCTTTCCGTCTTCGATGTCACAGAACTGGAAGACTACCCTGGTACGGGGCTTGCCTTCATCGTCTTCCTCGGTCGACACGGTCACAGACCCGCCACCCTTCTTGCCACCAAGCACACCGGCCGTCTCGGCGAGTGCACTGAGCAGTGGATCACTGTGCTTGCGCACCGTTAGCGGAATGGGCTCCAGGTCATCGTCGAGCATCACGCGCCCGGTGTTGGGATCGTGCTTGTACATCACCCGGCCCTGGAAGATCACGGGTTCCTCGTAGCCGTCGCGCCCCCGACGGACAACTTCGTTCATCAGGGAGGCTTTGAAGCCCTCCATGGCGGCCTTCCAGGCGGCTGCGAACTCGGGGTCGTCCCGACGCCAGTTGATCTGGCTCGTGTAGGCTATGCCGGCATCGATGGCCGCGGCGGCGTAGTTGCCACGGACCTGGAGCGCCTTGAGGAAGACCTCCTGGCGAGCTTCTTTGGCTTCGGTGGTGGTTGAGAGACCCATGCCGGCCAGGATGCGCTGGCCTATGACTGGGCGCAAGCCAGCGTTATACGAGCCGGATGTCGAAGTCCCCGGAGCCTGGCAGGAAGGCCACTTCTATGTGTTTTCCCTGCATGACCGGTAAGGCCAGCTCGAGGCTGGATACCGTAACCCCCTCGGAGTACCTAGACAGTAGGGCCATGAAGGCCATTTCCACAGACTTAAGCCTGTTCAGCTCTAACTGCTCGGTGGTCAAGGCTGGCCGCTCGGTCATCCGTTAAGTCCTTTCCAGCCTTTGGCGCTCAGTCCGCCGATAGCCTTGAGCGCCACATCAAGCTCAAAGGGGTCCAGGGTGATGGTCTGGACAGCGCCTTTACTGGACACCGAGAGCTGCAGCTTTCCATCGGGAAGACCGTAAGCTGTTGCCCTGACGTTCTTGCCGTTCGGCCTGGTCCGTTCCTTCTCGAACATCATCCTTTGTACGTCCTGTCTGAGGGGTTGGTAGGATCGAAGCCATCGGGCGCCGGTACGTTCTCGTTGTAGCTTCCCCAGGGGTTCTCGCGCGGGCCTTGCCTACGGGTATGCCTGGCAGTCAGGCTCCGAGGGTCCGGTGTGGCCTCCTGGCGCATCAGGGGTAGGTTCTTCGGCTCGGCGCGCTCAGGGGTCCGGTACAGGACGTCCTCCTGGGCCCAGTTGGCGTCCGGGTCGGGCCGATCCATGCGCCTGGGGTCCCGATGCTTGGCCGTCATCTCCACCAGCAGGTCACTGATGGTGCGCAGGCAGTCCTCCTCGAAGACCGTGGGGAAGCATGGCTCGAAGGCGTACTTGCGCCAGGCGTTGTTCCACTGGATGATCCCCAGGCAATGCTTCCCATCGGCCGTCCAGACAGCTACGCGCCTGGTCTTGAGATGGGCCGGCGTAGTGACCTCCTGGAAGGACAGCCAGGACCTGGCCTTGGCCACACCCTCCTGGCCTGGGAAGCGATCGTTACCAGCCATTGATGCGGTTCCCGTCCTTGTCGACTGGCACGAAGAGCATGGGCGGCCGGTTGTTCTTGATGGACGTGGTAGCCATCAGGTAGAGCCGCAGGGCGCGAGAGCTGAGTTTCACTAGGGTTCTCCCATATGGTAGACCAGGCGTCGCATGATCGCCAGGCGTGAGTCGTAGTCAGGCTCGAACAGGAAGGCGTGGCAGCAGCTCATGTCCGGGCAGTGTTCGTCGTCCGTCTCGTTGTGGTAGGGCTTACCGGCCACCCAGCTGATGAGCTGCCGGATGACCCTGGCGCGATAGAGGCGCCTCGAGTGTACTGCTTCGGACTCTCCGCTCACCACGTTTCATCTCGATCCAGCCGGGTTCGGTCCCCAGGATAACCACCTGGCGCCTGGTCGTACGCCGCCAAACGGCCCACCAGGGCCGAGGCGTCTCCAGGGTCCATATGGCTACCACTTGACGTCCTCCCCGTTGATCCACCGATGAGCCTGGTCGCTGGTGAGTGGCGTGAGACTGGACGACCAGTGCGTGCTGGTGGTAGAGGCCTTCTTGCCTCCCCGGTAGACGCGCCTGGTGGTCAGCACCATGTGAGGCTTGCCCTGGTTGACCCAGCCGGAGCCCCGCTCCACGACGTAGACGCAGTGGTTGACTGTCCGGCACAGTTGGCCCTTTGCCAGGCCCGAGACCTCGAGCACGTAGTCGGCGACGGCCTCCCTGGCGGCGAGGAACTGCTTCTCCGCCGTAAGGTATTGGTTGACCGTGATGGCCTCCAGACGTCGCAGCCTGAGCTTCTCTTCGTTCTTGCCTGGGAGGGTGAGCTCCACCTGGGCATAGCTGGCGTTCAGCTGGTCAAGTCCTGGCTGGTCACTCATATGGGTTCCGTCCTCTCAATACAGGTCCGCAGCTGTCACAGTCTGGGAAGCAGGCGTCCCGCTTGGCCCTGTTGTACTCGGCTCCATCAGAATGGCTCCAAGTCTTGCAGTCGTATCCCATTGTTTGGCAGCCACCCATTATGAGTGCACCAACCATGAGGGCCCAGAATATCCGCTTGCCCCAGGTCAATTGACGGCCTCTCCGACCTTTGGCCCTTCGACCTCGCCGGCGTCGCGGAACTCCGCCCAGGCGCCTGCCGAGTAGCCATGCTGTAGCTTGGTGCCATAGACTACCTGGCCATCAGGCGTTTCTCCCAGGGCTTTGTCGCCGACACCCATGACGACCAGGTCGCCGTTACTGGTGATCTGCACCGCATGGCACAGATGGAACTCCTGGTCAGCCCAGGACTTGCCAGTCAGGCGAACTTCGATCCGTCTCATGCGATTACCTCTTGGACAATGACTTCGTGAAGGGTAAGGGCGTGTGTATACCCTCTTTCAGGACGGAACCACCGATTGTTTCGGAGGTCGATGCGGCCGCAGACCAGGCTCACGGCGCCGAGTCGCATAGGACGTCGCAGACTCGTCGCCAGGGCGTGCTCCTGGAGCCAGGCGTCCTCGAGCCGTCTCAGTTTGGCGCCTGGATCGCTGTCATGAGGCAACATCGGCGGGACCAGGGAGACCCTGGGCGCGAAGTTCGATCCCATCCGGACGTGAGCCTGGCCGACGCTGTGCGGCGACTCGTCTGGCCGTCTGATTGGCTTGATGTTGAGGCCCTCGAGCAGCTCTGGCTGGTCGGCCAGGGCGTCGGTGCGGACCCATATGTCAAACCTGCCGAATGAGTTGGGAGCCAGTATGTGGCTGAAGGCCCTCTGTTCAGCCGTGGTGTGAACTGTCCAGCGATCGGTCACGTGCGGCTCCAGGTCTGGACCAGATTGCGGACGGCCCATGTGGGAGCGTTGGACAGTGGCATGACCTTGTGCAGCTCGACGCCAACCAGGTTAGGATCGTTGGCGCCGATCAGGTCCTTGACCTTCTCTGCCGCTTCGCGCACGCTGGTGAACCGGATGTGCTGGACCTCTGCTACGTTGGATCGATAGACCTGAAGCTCATGATAGGGGTCCAGGTCCACTGGCGGTTGTGCTGGCGCATTGGCGGTCATGTCTGTCTCCTGTTGCCGTGAGCATGCCTGGGAGGGGTCGGATCGTAACCCAGCGATCGTTGTGTCATACACGCGCGCACGTACGTGACGCGAGGGGTCCTCTCTTGGAGTCGATTAGTTTGGACCAGTTACCGCCCCCTTATTCCAAGCTGTTGAGGCCGTCGAACAGCTCGAACGTTTAAGGGTTTTTTAGGCTATTCAACAAAAAGTCCTTATTTTGCAAAGCTTTTTAGACCTATGAATAGTATGAATATCAATAATAACATAAATCATATCATGTATGCACATACACACACGATGAGTCCGGGGTGACTTCACGATGCTGTTCGGCCATAAGTCATTCAGCCCAGTTGCCAAAACAAACGGGAAACGGCTGCCCGGAGCAAAACGCTCGAGCAGCCGCATAGTTCGAATGACCTGAATGGCCTGAACTCAGGCTATTCGATCGGCGAGAACACCGCGCCCTTGACCACTCTCTCAAAAGCTTCCCGGCATTCCTGCAACGCAGGGATAGCATACGCCCGGGCCCTATTCCCAGTTCCGATGGCCTTGATTTCAGAGGCGCGGAGACCGTCATCAGTAGGAAGGACCTCACGAGCATCCGGGTTCAGGTCGGGGCAAATCCTCTTGAGCTCGGCGGCGAAATACCGCTCAATCCCCCGGTTCATGGCGTTCGCCCGGATACTGTTCTGGGCGCACCAGTTCCTGAAGTCTTCCTGGACTTCCTGGTAGTAGACCTTGATCGGCCCGTCCTCCCAACGCATTCCGTCGCGGGTCGGTTCGACGTTCAGGCGCTGGTTCTCCAGCTGCTCGTACCACCACTCCTGGACCGGGTCCATGTTGCGGAGCTTCTGCTCGACCAGCGCCTCGGTGTTCGGGATACTGGTGCGAGGAGTCCAGCCTTTGAGGTCCATCAACTGGAGGTCGTGAAGCATCGCAGCCAGGCCGCCCTGCTCGAACAACTGCCGGCGAAGCGCACCAAAGAACACCTCGTCGCCCTGTCTCGTATTGTTGACCTTGGACACGAAGTACCGGCGTTCCCCATCCGCTGTGCCAGTGTCCAGGAACCGGTCGTCGTTCGACGCCATCATCACGTGGACCCTGTTAACTCCGCGCTTCACGTCCTTGCCCTTTGCCTCATAGGCCATGTCGCGCTCAGTGATAAGGGCCTTGAGGATGTTCTTGGCCTCCTTATCTCCCGGACTGACCGCTTCATCGGCGAACAGCATGACGCAGTCCATGAGGTGGGAGTTGAAGTTGCCGGTCAGGTGTTTCGGTGACGACGTCTGAAGACCATGCCGCCCGGCGAGCTCGACAAGCGCGTGCCCAAGCGTGCTCTTACCGGTTCCCTTGTCACCATGGAAACAGATGGCGACGCCAGGCGGCTCCCAGGGCTTCTGTACCATGTAGGCAATCCACTTGATGACGTAGTCATTGGCCTCTTCATTGCCGTTGCACAGCACGTCCCGGATGAGCTCCTGGGTCAGCGACCAGTCACCGGCTTTGGGTTCGACGGCCCAGCCAGTCCAGAGGTTCAGCCAGCCAGGGTGATCCTTCTCCGGGTCGAACACATCTCCCATGGCCGATCGCCGCGGACCCCATTCGAGCCAGGCGTTCGAGATGGGAACGATCTTGAGTTCCTGCTCGCCCTTCTTGTTCACCACCATCTTCTCCGCTCTCCTGTTCGACAGCATGTCCATGAAGTCCTGCTTGCCGTACTGTATCCACATCTTCCGCTTCAGCGCCGGGTCTTCAATCTGTTCCATGATCCGGAACTTCCCGCCGTCGGTGACCGCCCAGTACCGCTTGTTCATCCTGGACAGCGGACCGAGCTCTTCATGCTCCATGTCTTCCAGTACAATCTGGCCTTCTTCTCCTGGCAGCTCGATGTCGTCGGCGAAGTCCTGGGCGGCCGATACGGTCGGGATCAGGTCTTCTTTGCCTGCGTCCTTGAGGAACTTGTTGAGCGTGCGATAGGTACGAGCAGGGCCATCGGTCTTGCGGTGCAGCGAGTCCCATCGACGACCGATTATCCAGCCGTCATCGGCGTATTGAGGGTCGCGAGTTGACCACTCGATGAACTCGTCTCGAGCCGATCCACCGGACGCGTGGTGGACCGACATCATCAGGGTGAGCCACAGGTCCTGGTCCTTGAACTCGGTCGGGTCCAGGCCATCCAGCATCTTGCCGATGCGTTCCTGGTCGTACTCTCCACCATCCGCAGACGAAGAGCCAGACTTGGCGGGCCGGCGGATCAGGGTCAGAAGCCGGTCAGGTATCCGAGCCGACCCGACCTTGCCGTTGGGCATGAACATGGAGTCCAGTTCCGGCGCAAACAGGTCCCACTCGTACAGTTTGCCGTTGGGGTGACGCGAACCGGCTGCGACGACCTGGCGTCCGTAGGTCTTGAACTCAACGCCCTGGTAGGCCTCCAGGCTGTCCAGGGTCGACACATCAGCCGGTTTGTTCATGTACACATGGAGGCCGCCTGAGCCTGTCTCTACGCGCGGATAGGCGTCTGCGTCCAGACCCACGTCCCGGCAAAGCTCGGCGAATGAGTCCCGTCCTTCCGGGAAGTTGCGTGGGTCGACGTCGATGACCAGCTGCTCAGGTGTCAGGCGCACACCAGTGTTGTTGCCACCAGCTTCGGCCATGGCCACAACTTTGGCGCCGTAGGCCTTCTTCACCCAGTCGGAGTGCAGCGGACGCTTTCCGTCCGGGCGCTCCTTACCTTTGTGCGATGACTTGCTGTCCCACTTGTGGAGAGGTATGAGCTGGAAGCCGCACTTCGCATAGATGGCCATCTGGGAATAGTCAGGGCCGCCAACGCTGTCTGTCATGTTGAGTCCTTTAATCAGTCGGCCATTCAGGCCATGCAACTTCATGGCGCGCAAGCTCTCGGCAGAACAACCCTCATTCCTCGCCCAGTTGCTCTTCAACGGTTTGCGAGCGACGTGGAGACGTCCTAACCTGCTCTCGACAAGCGAGACAGGAGTTCCCATGCAAGTCACCCTTACTGTTGATACCAGCGACCACGACAACGTCCACGAAGCCATCGCCCTGCTGACGAAGATTGTCGTCGCTGAAGCAGATGCCCAAGAGAAGTCCGCCGCCAAGGCAGCCAGCACCAAGTCGGCCGACAAGAAACCCGCCGGCAAGACCCCGCCGTCTGAAGCGTCGCTGCCACCGCCTCCCCCTCCGCCTCCGCCGCCCCCGGAAAAAGACCCGCTCGACGATGAACCGGCGGCGCCTCCGGCCAAGCCGATCGATCGCGAGGAAGTCCGCGCCGCCCTCAAAGCCGTGCAGACGCTTGACGGCAAGGACGCAGCGGTCGCCATCCTGAAGAAGTACGGCGCGAACAGCATGTCCGAGCTGAAGGAAGAGCACTTCGCCGGCGCGCTGGCCGAGGCAAAGGCCAATCCGAAAGTCAAGGCGGCCGGGTAAACGGGGGCATTGCACCCATTCCCCAAACGGCGCGGTTCGTGCAACATAGGATGCACGGGCCGCGTCGGGCGGCTCGGTACGAGACAAGGGACAGTAGAGTAATGCGAGTTAAACTGGGTATTTGGCACAGCGAGTACGCCCTGTATATGGCGACGCCTCTGCCACCTGGCCGTTGGTCATTGCTGGTCGAGCGCCGGCACGACGGCCTGGCTGAGCTGGTCCTGGGTTCGGATAACGCCGGGCTCGAACAGGCCGAGCATCTGATTGACGGCGAGGTCCACATCTACGGCTATCGCTACCTGATTAGGCAGGACAGGCCAGCAGACTGTAAGATCGCGAGGTGTTCGCTGATGGCGCTGGACATGCGCGAACATGCGACCAACCTCTGGTCTGTGATCCTGCCGCCGGACAACCTGATGCCCTGGCCGCAGGCTCGTGAGTGCAACCAGTACACGCCAGCGGACGAACTGTTCGACGAGTGCGTGAAGCGGCGCGCCTATGCGAAACAATTCGGGGGGTCTTTCACACCACCACCTGAGGTGACGAGACGGCTAACGGCGCAGCAGCGTCGTCGGCTGTTCGCCCTTGATGAGCGAGAAGCTGCAGCATGACAACGCCTGCCACTTATTATCGGTACACAGTCGACTCGACTGGCGACCTGAAACCCGTCGAAGACGGCCACTCCGTTGGCCCGTACGAGACCCTCGGCGCGGCCCAAGCCGTCAGCCCTGAGACTGTCTACGCCCTGCGCCGCGAAGGCCGGCAGGTCATCATCCTGACAATCGCCCGCCGGCTCGGCCTGCGGATGGAAGTCATCGGCCTGGAGGACAAACCATGACGGCGGACTATGACCGAGCAATGGAAAGAGCAAACGAGCACCAGGTGCGACGCCAGGATGTCATCAGCCGTCCGACCTACCACCTGGCCCGGCTCAACCCGGTCACGCTCCAGTTGACACCAGTCCAAGGTTTACGCGGGAACGCTGACCTGGACAAGCTCCTGGACAGTGTGCCCAACATGCGAACGCATGGAAACGCCAACCAGCTCGTTGTGGTGCAGGTCGTGAGCCTTCTCGATGTGAAGACCACGGTCGTGCGCCAGGACCTGAAGCCCGAGACGCTCGTCAAGGGCAAATCGCAGGAGAAAAAGTAATGGAACGCGTTGTTTTTGCTGTGAATGTCCTGGTTGGCGTCCTGTGCATTGGCACTGGCGCCTGGGTCCTGGGCTACCTGCTTGGAGCCTGGAGCGGATGAAAGCCGGAGCGCTCTCAATCCTGGTAGCCCTGCTTACCGTTGCAGTAGCCTGCACCACTGTGCAGCGCATCATCCAGCCAGAGCGCTCCATTCTGCAGCCAGTCATCATCCAGCGGAACTACCTGGTGCCTATCATCCCGGGAACTCCGCATTACCAACCACCGCCAGACACTGGTGAAGCATGACCCAATCGCTCATAATGGCCGGCATGAACCAGCCAGTAGAAGTCCCACACCTGGAGGAAGGCGACATGATCGTCGTGACCGTAACGCTGCACTCTGCCCTCGATGGCCGCAAGGAGGTGCTGGCGGAGTCCATCATCTTCAACGACGGCTCGGGCACAAGGACCAAGGGCAACTACAAAGCCCTGGCGATACGGAAGAACATCGACTTCCGGGACGGCAAGGACAAAGAACCTGGCTGGCTGAAGAAGCACGTCATCCGGGAGGGCGAGGTCAAGGGCTACAACCGGATCAGCGAACACGTCTGGAACCTGGTGGCCCAGGCGTTGGCGGCGATGGGCTACAAGTAGATGGCCGCGCGCACGCCAAACGCCCCCATTCCGCTCCTGGTGCCAGGCGATCCACCAATCCATGCCATCTACACCCAGTGGCAGCTGTCCTGGGGCGAGCGACTGATGGTCCTCTTCACCGGGAAACTGTGGCACAGCACCTGGGGAACCAAGCCAGTTCCGACGTCGATCGGCGCTGGCAAGCGTTTCGCACCATTCAAGACCATAGCCGCCGTCGAGGCAATGAAGGCGGCAAGCGACAGGAAGCACTGACATGGCCGGACACAAGCGCCTCTCCGCATCCCGCACCAAGCAGTGGTGGGAATGCCCTGGCTCCCTGGCGCTGGACGCCCAGGAGAACTACCAGGACAATGACAGCGGCGACAGCGCCAGGCTCGGCACGTGCGCCCACCATCTCGGCGAGACCTGCCTGCGTAAGGGCGAAGACCCTGAACAGTACAGGGACAGGGTCATCACGATCCTCAACGAGGGGACCGAGTCTGAGGGTGTGTCCATCCTCCGCACCGGCGGCAAGACAGCCAACCTCAAGGGCTTCTGGACCGTCATCGACACCGACATGATCGAGGCGGTGGACACGTACGTCTCATACGTCCGCCGGCGCTGCGCAGAGCTCGACCTGATCTCGCTCGAAGGCGACATCAACGCCCAGGTCGCCGAGCTCGTCGCAAAGAACGTGGTGCGACTGGAAGTCAAGGTCAATCCGCTGCCCGAGCGTGAGGACACAGGTGGCTCCGGCGACACGGTCATTGACGCCTGGCCCGACCTCCAGGAAGTCATCGACTACAAGCATGGCGCCGGCGTGTTTGTCCCGGTCACAAAGAACCACCAGCTTCGCTCGTACTCCGCCGGCTCGGCCATCCCTGACCAGTGGTCACATGACAAGTACCGGTACACCATCGTCCAGCCACGCAACAGGGAAGCCCTGGCTGCGAGCCCGAACCACGACGGCATCTGCCCGGAAGAGGTGACGCGCGAGGAGCTGCAGGCCTGGACAGAAGAACTTCGGGCCAAGGCCGGACGTGTCGACCAGGCGGACAAGATGCTGGCCGAGGGAAAGACAGGCGAAGACCTGTTCAAGGCCGGTCTGGTATCGGTCGGCAACGATGGCTCGCACTGCACCTTCTGTCACCGCAAGGCTCGCTGCCCGGCTGCCCTGGCCAAGGTGAAGGAGATGACGGCGGTGGACTTCGCCGAGCCGCCCGAGCACCTGGAAGCCCCTGGAGACAACATGCTCCCGGCCATTCTTCCCTGGGTGCCGTTCATCGACAAGTTCCTGAAGGAAGTGACTGCCAGCGCTGAGCGCAAGCTGCTGTCCGGGGGCAAGGTTGAAGGCTACAAGCTGGTCCGAAAGAAGACCAACCGCACCTGGGCGCCCAGCATCAAGATCGGCGACCAGGAGGTGGAACTGGCCGACGGAACTCTCCAGATGCTGATGGAGGAGAAGTTCGGCGTCGAGCCCGAGGAGCTGGTCATCACCGAGACCTCCCGCATCTCTGGCCCGCAGGCCGAGAAGCTGGTGCCCAAGGCCAAGCGGAAGGAGTTCAACGACCTCTTCCTGCACAAGCCGACCGGCGGTCTGACAATGGCCGAGGAGCCCGATCCCAGGGACGCCGTCGAGCATGGCGCTGGCGATGACTTCGCGGAAGCTCCGGAGGATACCGATGGCCTTGAGTCCTGATATGCTGGCACTGGCTCGAGGCCAGATAACGCCGGAGCAACTGCTGGCTCGGTCATTCAAGCAGCTTGGTGTGCACGAGTCGCACCGCAGTCCGGTGTGCGTCGAGAAGTACATGAGCGTCAGCGAAGGTGGATACGTCATTACCTTCCAGTGCCCAGCATGTGGCGAGAAAAGCAGCAACGACGGTTTGTCCCAGCCGTGCACCAAGGCACAGTCGAGACCTGAGCAGCTGCCTCCGTGGGGTAACTGGCAAACCGAAGATTAGGAGACTGTCATGGGCGTTGTACTGTGGACCCTGCTGGGCGGACTGGCAAACAGGCTGTGCGGCATGGAACGGTGGGCGCCTGGACGGAACGTCTACTGGGTAGCGCTCGGCGTTCTGGCGCTGGCTGTCTGGCTCCAACCGGCTGCGGCCATTCCGCTCTTCCTGACCGTGCTGGCCTACCGTCTTCCAGGCTGGTTCGGCTCCATCGACATGGGCCGCAACGAGGACACTGTCCTGCGCGACTTCGGGGTCATGTTCCTGCGCGGTCTGTGCGCCGTCCCTGTCTTCTTTTTCTGCGGTCCGACCCTGGTGTGGCTTGTCGTACCTGCGGCCCTGATGGCAGCGCTTGCCTACCTGCTGGTTGTCTGGCGTGTCTGGGACCGCGTGAAGGACCCGTACGTCTACGCCGAGTTCGCCGCCGGTGCTTCCATCGGCTTTTGGGCCGCGATCGCGTGGGCGCTCAAATGACCACGGTGGTGTACAGGGACGGAGTGCTGGCTGCTGACCGGCAAGTGACCATGGGCGTCACACACGTCGGCAAAATGCGGAAAGTCTATCGCAGGCCAGACGGCGCCCTGATCGGTGGCCGAGGCGACACCAGTCTGCTGGTGAAGTTCTTCGACTGGTTCATGGCCGGCGAGCAGGGATACCGGCCAAGGCTGAAGTCCGCGTACGCCGATGGGGACGACGCCGAGACCCAGCTCATTATTGTCCGGCCCAACGGCTCGGTCGAGCTGCACGACTCCCTGGGCTATACCCCGATCCAGAAAGGCAAGTTCTTCGCCATCGGCTCAGGCGCCGAAGTCGCGTATGGCGCCCTGGAAATGGGGGCAACCGCTGTACAGGCTGTTCGGGCAGCTGCAAAGCATGACATTCACACGGGCGGCGGCGTCCATCAGGTGACGCTGTGAGCCCTCCGATCCGAGGCCCAGTTGTCCTGGTGACCGGTGGCCGGCACTACATGAACAAGGCCCACGTGAACCGGGTCCTGCAAGAGACCATGCCTCGGTGCGCCGTACAGGGCGGAGCCAAGGGAGCTGACGCCCTGGCAAAAGCCTGGGCCGTCACCTGCGGTGTCCCTATGATCGAGGTGCCAGCAAATTGGGGCTTCTACGACCTGGGGGCCGGAACGCTGCGCAATGGTTGGATGCTCGAGTTCGTCAAGGTGGAGCTCGTTATCGCTTTCCCTGGCGGACGCGGCACCGACAACATGGTCTCCCTGGCCAAGCGCCAGGGCGGTATCGACATTCGAGATGAGAGGAACGCCTCGTGAAAGTCACCGAGATAGTCATCTCCCGGTCTATCCGGGTGAACACTGGCAACTATGAAGGCACTGACCACTTCATATCGGCCAAGGCCGAATTAGACGAACTGGACGACTTCGCCAGCGCTTCGGCCGACCTGGCCGCACAGGTGGAAGAGCAGATGGTGACCCAGTTGCGGGCCCATTATGGCGTACGGAACGTCAAGAACCTGTTGGAGCTTAGCGCCATCAGGAAGCATCACGGGCTAAAAGGTACTAAATAGTGGGCATCCAGCACCAAACAGACGCGCTACCATCACCTGAGTGGTCCGGCTTCAAAGCCTGGCTGAGCACGACGATGCGTGGAGAGAAGCTGTGCTGTCCGCTTACTGTTCTCTGGAACAACTACGACGCCCACTGCCAATGGCATGGCTTCCCGAAGGCTTCTGCCGCGGACTTCGTTCACTTCTTGACCGACTGCACGGAAGGGGTGACGGTACGGGAGGGCGGAAGAGGCCGCCTGCGCCGGGTGGCAATGGGCCTGGCAATCGATCACGACCCGACGATGAAATAGCCTGGAGCGTTACCTCGCTCCTGGTCTGGGCGATGGCGTTTCTTGCCAGCGCAATCGGTTGGGTTCTAGTATTCAAGCTGGGAGAGCATCTGCTGTCCCTCATTTAGGAGACGACAGTGGACGTGATGATTGACCTGGAAACTCTCGGGACCAGGCCCGACGCAGCTATCATTCAGATTGGCGCCGTGCTCTTCGAGGCGCACGACCGTGGCCGCATCCTGAACGGAAAAGGCTTCAACCGGCATGTCCTGGTCCAGGACGGAGCAGGCACGATTGACCACAGCACCGTCGCCTTCTGGCTCCAGGAGAAGTCGGCGGCAAAGATGGGCGACAAGCTGAAGAACGACGCCATCCCGTTGTTCTCTGCCCTGAACGGCTTCGAGTCCTGGCCGGCGGAACATGGCTTCACCTGGGATCAGATTGACACGGTCTGGTCCAACGGGGCGTCGTTCGACCAGCCCATCCTGGCCAGCGCCTTCTCGAAGATGGGCCGCAACGTTCCCTGGAACTATCGAGCCAGCAGGTGCTGCCGGACCCTGTTCGCCCTGGCTGGCGGACCGCCGAAGATCGACTGGACGGGCCTGACCCCGCACGACGCCCTGGATGACGCCCTCGGCCAGGCGATGCAGGTCCAACAGGCTTTCCGACAGCTGGCGGCGTGACCTGAAACAGTGGCTTGCTTCCAGTCATTTGCCCCGACACGCTGTGACCTCGATCGACCAGGGTCACAGCGAAAGGATCAACACCACACCGTAAACGGCAAGGACTCCACCGCTCCCTGCCCCTGCAAGATCGAACATCCCTAACAGCCTTCTCAGGAGAATAGTAATGGCTGAAGTTGTGCGCTACAAGACCCCGCCTTTCCGTCTGTCGTTCCCGGCGCTTTTCGAAGCCCAGTCGTTCGACGGCGGCGCCCCCAAGTACGGCTGCTCGGCCGTCTGGACGCCGGCCAAGTTCACGGACAAGGACAAGGCCCTCTGGGCTGCGATCCAGAAGGCGATGGACGAAGAGTCCGTCAAACGCTTCAAGAAGAAAATCAAGGACCTGCCCGACAACAGCAAGAAGGGCATTCGCGACGGCTCCGAGAAGGCTGACATGGCCGGCTACGGGGAAGGCACGAAGTTCGCGTCCCTGACAACCAAGATGAAGCCCGGCACCGTCCTGCTCGACGGCTCGGACGG